CAGCCAACTTCTACAGAAGAATCAACAAAAGGTTTTGGGATTGGGTCTGCTATGGCAGGTCAGGGAAGAGCTGAGTCGTTTCCTAGTAATGTTCCAACGGAAGAAAATCCTGAGTCAAACTTAGAAGAATCACTAGGCAACACTTATGATAGTGAAACTATATCTAAAGTAGAAGAAGAAATTTCACAAGCAGATGAAAATTCAGATAGAGTTAGAATAGCTGATTTATTAGAGAATACTAAAATAGATAGCAGTGTAGATTCAAGAGATGTCATAGCACCTGTAATAGAACAAGAGGAGTTAGATTCTCAACTATCAGAGTATAATAACTATATAGATATATCCAACACTCCAGAAGAAGATATTGTACTTCAAAAAGATAATGCTGAAAGGTTTATTGTTAGGTCAGAAAAGGAATTGAGAGACTTAAATAAACTAGCTGAATTAAAGTCATCAGAGTTAGAGGGTGTTAAAGAAATGATTGATTTATCATCTAATGATGAAGAAAAACAGTCGTTATTAAATGATTACAATTCTTTAGTTGACGAGTATAATACAGTCCAAAATAGCAGAAAGGTATCAGAAGCTCAATATAAAAACTCCATAGAAACTCTTAAAAAGTCATTAGGAGACTTAAAGATAAAAAGAGCAGATAAAGGGAATATAGGTGGATTAACTTGGAATACTTTAGTTGATGGGTATAACGAGATAATGAAAGGAGCTGTAAGGAATACTATGGGCGTTATGAAATACATAATGCCAGAAGAAATGTTTGCTCCAAAAGGTGAAGATGTATCTGTAGAAGAAGCTTCGTCTGAGATGTTTAAGACATTCGATAAAATGTCTGAATATATTAGCTCAGAATCAACAACTAAAGAATATGTAGAGAAAGTACAGGAAGGTTTTACGGGTGGTGCTTATGTGGGTATGATTAAAACATTACCTACTTTATTTCAACCTACATCAATGTACTTTCAGTCATCTGAAAGCATCTATAAAGAAATTGACCAAGCGGCAGGTGATAAGTTGACGGAAAAAGAAAAGTTAGCCTATGCTTCTGTAGGAGGTATAGTTTCATCAGCTTTAGAGAGAGTTGGTATTATAGAGGCTTTCGGTTCTGGTGTGGTGTCTAAGATAACTAAGCAAGTAGTTGAGAAAGTATTAGAGTCAGGTAAAAAAGCTGCGCCAACACTTATAGAGAAGTATGCTATAGATGCAGGAACTTCATTGCTTCAAGCAGGTGGAGCTGAGTTTGCCACAGGAGCAGCTCAAGAAGTAGCAGCTATATCTCAAAAGGAGATTTATAACGCTATTAAAGATGAAGAAATATTTGAGACTAAATCTTTAATTGAATACGGAAAAGATGTTTTAAAGGCAGGAGCGCAAGAGGCATTAGGTGGGTTTATGATGAAATCTCCATCAGCAATATCTATGTTTCCTAAATCAGCAAAAGATTTAGAGATTGAATTAGCAGAAAGAGCTTTGGTTGATGAAAATGATTTGAATGACATTGAATCTTATTTAAAAGCAGAAGTTATAGAGGGGAATATAGATGAAGAGCAAGCGAATGATTTAATAGATAGAACAAAGGATTTTTTAGAGACAACAAATTCAATACCTCAAGAGTTTAATAGAGAACAGAGAAATGCTGCTGTAAAACTAATTTTAGAAAGAAAGAAATTAGAGAATGAATCAGCTAAGACAGATAAGGCTTTTAATAAAGATAAGAAGGAAAGAATATCTGAAATAAATAAAGAATTAGAGCTTGTAGAAAAAAACGAGTTACCAAAAGAAGTAATAAAAGAAGAGCCTGTTCAAGAGGTGTTAGAGGAGCAAGATGCCACACCATTATCTGAAACAGAACAAGAAGAAATATCTTTAATACAAAGAAGAGCAGAGATTCAAGCTAAAAGGGAAGTTTCAGAATTTGACCTAGACCAAATCATATTAGATAGGCTTCCTAAGATAAATCCAGAATCAGCTAAAAAAGAAACAGGGGCAAAAACAGGGGCTAATAGAGATATTCCATTATCTTGGCTAAGTAAAAATGGAGTATCCATTCAGAGAGCTGCTGAGATGATACATGAAAATCTAGCAGAGGCTTATGGTGACAATTCTCAAGTATTAGAAAATTATGGAGTACAAGAAATAAGGGATAGAATAATTGATGTTATCCAACTAAAAAAGAATGACTTCAAGGAGTCGGTAACAAGAGATAACGAATTAAATCAAATAGATAAAAGACTATCAGAACTTTCTAATGAAAGAACAGAATCCTTAAAAGAGGAGAGTGATATTTCATGGGAGGTATTTGAAGAAACATTAAGCAGTTTAGATGAAGAAGCAAGAAGAACAGTTGAACGAGCGTCTCAAGACCCGTTTTTCACAAATGAACAACAAGCAGAAGAGGATGTTGTTGGAGATGGCAAAACAGATGAAGAGCAAGACACCACAACAGAATTAGAAGAAGAAGCCTTCGAGCAGCAAAACAAAATAATCAAAGACAAAACAAAATCTGCTGCTGATACAGTTAGAAAGCTAAAACTAGGTGGTGACAATCTTCAAAGCAATATAGCAGCTATTCCTATGGTTGTTTGGAATGGTGCTGTAGAGACTGTAGCTACATCTATTGAAGTGTCTGGTAATATAAATGTTGCCATAAGAAAGGCATCAAGAGAGATTAGAAATTCAGAATGGTATCAAAGTTTAAGTGCATCTGAAAAAAGAAAGATGACACCTAAAATAAAGAACTTTGAGGACAAAGTAAGAGAATCTTTAACTCCATTTTCAGAGAACGTAGTAAAGCCAGTTAAAAAGACTACAAAAGAAGTTATTAAAGAATCTACAGACAAAAGGGCTTCTGCTACTGATAGTAAGAAGAGATTTAGTACTTATGACGTTTATAAAGAGCGTCTAAGAGCTATGAATATCGGAGGTAGATTAGGAAAGAAAGAAGCTCAAGAAGAAGCTAAGAAAAAAGCTGCCGAAGTAAAAGAAAAAACAAAGGAAAGCAAAGAACAGATAAGACAAGAAGCGAAAGATAGAGAGGCGGCTATAAAAGAGTTGAATGATGTTAAGAATGAATTTATAGCAGAAGCTATAGGATATATTAAAGACAACTTTAAGTCAAATACTCCAATCTACAAAGGCATAATTAAAATGGCTGCTTACATAGGTAAAACTAATGTTACAGAGAGTGGTGTTTTAAAGACATTTGCCAGAATGAAGATGTTAAAAGAGATGATAGATAATGTTGTCTCAAAGAGAGAAGTTAAAGAGGCTGTATCAAAAGGGAAGGCTATACAGAAGAAGTTAAAGAAGCAAATAAAAAGCAATCACTATGGTAATTTCTTAGATAAAGAAATGAGAGATGTTATAACAAACGCATCAAACGTAGACTTGAAAACCATAGAGGATATAGACGAACTTAACGATTTTGTTGAAAATACTTTGAGTAAGTTATTGAATCATAAAGATTGGAATAATGAAATAAAAAATAAGGTAGAGCAATATACCACACCAAAAGAAGTAAAGCCAAAATCATACTCTGAACTTATAGATATGTTTGATGGTTCTAAAGGCAGAAGAAGAGTTAATAAAATAATCAGACAAGCTGAAATATCATTTAATGAAGGTAAAATAAGTGAAGTTCAATTCTTAGACATTAAGAAAATGACTGATTATGACTTAGATGTATTTGAAGAGTTAGAAGAGGTTTACAAGAAAGAGTTGATGGAATCTGCTAAGGATTTAATAAAAGATTCAAACTTAATTTCAAAGCTAGATGGAATGATGAAGGATATTTTTAACGAATATCTTAGAAGTCCTTTAGACGGAGATTACAGATATGCTGAAATGTATTTGCATCAAATTTCTAACTTAGTATTTTCAGATGGGAAGAGTTTGGATGGTACGTTCTCAAAATTCAGAGAAAAACATGACAATATATTAGGTTCTAAAGCCAGTTCTCAAGTAGAAGAGATAAGTCTTGGAACTAGCAAGTTGGTAAAGTTTATTCATGGATTATACAACTTTAAAATAGACTTGAATAACCTTAAAAAGTCTACTTCATTTTCAAATCTATCAGATATAGCTTCAAAAATATTTCCAAAGATAGAGCAGCAAGAAATATGGAAAGATATAGTAGTTAGACCTTATCAAAAGGCATTAGCTAATTATAGCAGGTCTATAGATAGTTTTAGAAATTCAATGTTAAATATTACTCATAATAGATTGGGTAAAAGAATTATTGATGATAAAAAAGCATCTAAAGTAGGCATGATATTTATGCAGCTACATTGGGAAAGCAATGAAAGGATAGAAAATGTATGGAGACAGTTGAGAGATGGTTCAGCTTGGGATAATATCAAGGGAAAATCTGGAATAGACTTTGACCAATTAATAAAGATATGGACTGATTTGCCTAAAAAATTCAAGAAGTCTGATGTAATGTTTAACAAGGCTAAATTAGAAACAAGCGCATATAATGTTACTGATAATGGAGATGGAACTACTACAGTAAGAACAACAAGTGAGTTTCTACCAGATATAGATATTATTAAATCAGAAAAGCCAACGATTAAATACAACAAAAGCGGTGGTATAGATACTGAAATAGAAGTAACGTACAATACTTCTGATTGGAATGATATGTTATCTTCTAAAGATGTTGGTTCTGTAGCGTATGTTATAGATACAGACAAGGCTATATCTAAATTAACTCCAAGAGAAAGAAAATTATATGACAAGGCTTTAAAGATGGGGGATGAATATTCTCCAATGATGCAAGAGTCTAATTTGTTTCAAAAAGGAATTGGGTTTGAGCCTTTGAAAATGTATATGAGAATAGATACTGTAGGCAGGGTTTCTGATGGAGAGATGTCTGTTGGAGATGGTGTTTCGCTAGAGAGTGGTTCATCTAATGCAAGAACAGAACATTCAGCCAAAGCTATAAATCCTAATTTAATAACCTTAATGAATTATACCGCTGAAAGGACATTAAGAGATTACCATTTAGCTACATTTAAAAGAAGATTGGCTGATAGAATAAAAGGAGCGCAAAAAGAATCTACAAGAATGTCTTCAAGACAATTCAGTTCAGCTATGGATATTATATCTGATAGAATGAAAAGCAAGTTTGATTCAGAGAAGAGTGACTATAACTCTATGGCTAAAAAAGCATTAAGTGGAGCAAGTTTAGGTGTTTTATTCGGTGAGAGAGTTTTTAAAGAGGCAATAACCCACACCATATTAAACGGAGCTACTATTGTTAAGCACATAAAAGGACTCCCGTCATCTATTAGATATAACTTCGAGAGTTTCTTTAATAATAGCTTGACATCAGAGTTAATGGATTTCACAAATAGTACTGTGAAGAATGATTTTTCAAGATTTAAGAAAAAATCTGATGGTTATGAAAAAAAGAAAATAACACTAGGAACTCTATTCTCATCTACAGGAGACTTGTTAGGCTTAACTACATCATCTATGAAGTTGTTAGCTCATCAAACTATGTTTGCTAGTGAGTTTAAGAAAATTACTGGTGAAAACTTTAATCCTAATAAATTCAGAACAGAAGAGTATAAGAATAAATATAGAGACGCTATATTGAAGGCTATGGATTATGCTGATAGTGAATGGGGTCAATTTAGAAAACCACAGTCAGGAGAAGGTAGAACTAAAACTAAGTTGTTGCCATTTGTAAATAAAGGTATTGATTCAAATAGAGTTTGGTCTGCTTTATGGACAAATCTTATGGGGCAAGCATTTGTAGATTCGTCAGCAGTAAAGAGGAATTTTGGAAATGTTATAACAGGTCAAAATGTAGGTAGCTCTTTATACAATTTATCAGTTTTGTTTTCGTCAGCAATATCTTATGGTGTGGCAGGTACGATTATAGCTAAAATGATGTTGGGAGATGATGAAGAGGATGAAGATAAGATTGATAAAATAGAGAAGGAATACGAGTCTTTAGAGGATTCAGAGTATTGGTTGAAGCAATCTATTGGAGTGTCAATGTATTGGGTGTCTGGTCAAATGGGTTCTTTAGCAAAGATAGGGGCTTTATATTGGTCTCACATAGCATATAAAAACGCAAAAACAAAAGAAGAAAAGGATGCTATAGATAAGATTATGAAAGACCAATTCTTTACAAAAGCACCAAGACAATTCTCTGATGTTGCCGCTAAATCAACAGGTATATTAGAATCTTTAGGTAGAGAGAGCGCAAATATAGTTTCTGATAGTTATTACCTAATCCAAAATCAAGAAGATTTAAGTGATGAAGATAAGGCTAAACTTCTTACGTACAACATAGCGTTTAAAGGGATAGATTTAGCATTAAGACTTGGAGGAAAGAACATTCCTTTATTTAAAGAGACAAGAAGGGATATTTCTGAAATGGGATATAATGTAAGAGAAAATAAGCCTAAAAAGAAAAGGGGTAGAGGTTATAATAGTAATTCAAGTAGCTTGAGAAATACTGGCTCTATAAAGAGGGGAAGTAAATTTGATATACGCTAACACACCACACCAAAAAGTCTACCACATATTCGTATATTTGTAATAAACAAACTTACTAAAATGCCTAAGAACAATATTTTATACCAAATCATAGATGAAATAGACACCATACCATCATCTATAGCAGTAGCAGGAACAATAACTACTGACAACACATCTGTTAATTCTGGACGAAGAGTATTTGGAACAGGAACAGATTTTGGTGCTTCTTTTCAAAATGGTGATTGGATATTTGTAGAAGATGAACTTGAGGTTAGAAGGGTTGTAAAGATGGTGTCTCCTACTGAGATTTGGGTTGATGAAGCATTTTCATCCTCATTAGCAGGAGCTACTTTTAAGAGGGTAACAAGACAATCTTACAAGTCTATATCAGTAGTTACCGATTCGGGAACACCAACAGTTGATTCAGTTCCTTTTCCTGTAGGTAAGTCAGTTACGTTTGAGAATGTAAACAAAGGTGCTAATGTAGGTGGTCAAAAAAGACATCCTTTAGTAGTAGATGCAACAGGAGCGCAATTAACAGTAGCAGCACAAAGGTAATATTATGGGAGGACAAGGATTAGATTTTTCGCGTGGAGGCGCAGTTGTAGGAGAAAATGGCGGTTTAACGGTTTTAGACTTTAGAAAAAATCCTTCAAACCCATATATTATTGAGATTGAGTATGATGACCCTAATGGGGTAAATACGGACTTTGTAAATCTTGAAGACGACTTTATCCAAAATCAAATAGCTTCTCCTCAAACTACTTCTAATGCTTGGATAAGTGATAGGTTAAATATAGGTGTATTAGATGGCAATGATGATGCTAATTATTCTTTAAATGTATTAGGAGATACATATCTTACAGGAAGTACCAATAATGTGCTAACACTTGTAGCAGAAGACCCTGAATTAAGGTTCAATATGGGAAGTTCAGGGACGAGAAATGCTTGGATGTCCTTTTATCAAGGAGCTACACTAAGAGGTGAAATCGGGATTAGGACTAATAGATTTATAGTAAAATCAGACTCATACCCTATTGACTTAATAGCTCCTGATGATTCTCAAATTATAATGTCTAACGGGATAACATCTGGGGCATCAGCAAGATACTTTATCTATGATACGTCTAATTATTCATTGAAATATAGAGGTACTACTAATAATGATGATTGGTACATGGATAACACTTACCAGTCTTATAGAGGTAACACACTATTAAATGCAGCAGATGTAACTGATACCCCAAGAGAAGCCTTAGATGTTTTAGGTAAAGTAATGATAAATCGTTCTGTAGCTTCAACAGGGGAAGAGTTGCAGGTAGAAGGTAATACCTTATTCCAAGGTTTAGTATCACAGACAGGATTAGGGTTTAGTACCTATTTTGGTGAAGGAGCAGGTGTTAATGATGATTTAGCAAATAGAAGCAATACTGGATTTGGATTTCGAGCATTAAATTCGGTGGTTGATAGTACTTCAAATGTTGCTATTGGATACCAAACATTGAGCGATGGGGATAGTATCAGCTCTAATGTTGCTATTGGCTACCAAACATTAAAATCCCTAAACAATGCTTCATCAAATACAGCAGTTGGGGTATTATCCATGTCTAATAAAACGGGAGGTAATGATAATACTGCAATAGGTAGAGGTTCACAAACAAATAACCTTTTAGCGAGTTTCAATACATCTGTAGGTAAAGAATCACTTGAGGTAGTTGGAAACAGTGGTAACACAGCACTCGGATATAGGGCTGCAAGGTATTTAGATAATAGTCAATTAAATATAGCAATAGGACATAGTTCACTTTTAACGAATATAACCACTCCCTTTTTAGGGTATCAAAACATAGCATTAGGGACATCCGCTATGAGGGACGCTGTTGATGGCTCTACACAAGTTTATCAAAACATAGCAATAGGTACAGAATCACTTAGATATTCAGTTGGTTTAAATACAGTATCAATAGGGTACTATGCGGGTAGAGAAGTTGTAGTTGGTGGCAACAATACTAAATCAAATAATTCATTGTTCTTAGGTGCATTAACAAAACCTCAAGACATTAACCAAACCAATCAGATTGTTATAGGGCATTTAGCTGAAGGTAAAGGTTCTAATACAGTTACTATTGGTAATGATAGTATCACACATACTTATGCTAAAGGAACTATAAATGCTTCTCAATTATCTACCTATGTTGATGATGCAGCAGCAGGTGTAGGAGGGTTAGTACAAGGAGATATTTATATGACTGCAACAGGAGAGCTAAGAATTAAATTATAACAATAAAAACAAATAAACAATGAATAATCACGAAGCAGTAGGATTAAGCCCAATGACTTTACCTGCATTATTAGGCGAGAAGCCATGTAACAGAATTTACTTTAGAGTAATTGATTACCCTATTACCACAGAATCAGGTAAGGAAGCAAAGTATTATGGTTGCTTAGGTAATAAAGATGAAGAAGGTAATGAAGTACTTTACAGGGAAACAGGTAGAAACTTCCAACTTAACTTAGCATCATTTAGAAAACTACATAGTAGTGTAAAAGCTGACAGAGACCAAGTAAAGAATAATCAAATTATTCCTGTATTTGATGACCAGTTTACCCACGATGATACAGTAGATTAATGGCTCAAGGATTATCATATACACCACCTTCTACTGCCCCTGCATATCAAAATGTAGGTACTTATAATGATTTAGTTGCAGGTGAAGAAGGAGACTTGGCTTATGTAAGACAATCTCAAGGAACTAGTTGGCTACCTTATTCACTTGGAGGCACTTATTATCCGAGTGGTTGGTATCAATATGAAGGTGGTGAGTGGATAACAAGTAGAGAGGCTATTGCCGAAGAGTTAGACAACTCATTTGATTGGAATGATGCTTATAACGAGACTATAACAGATATAGAAGTTACAGGCACAACAAATAAGACAATAACATTAACTCAAAGAAGTGGAGGTACATTAAGCGCAAACTTTGTAGATTTAAGTGGTGTTGGTGCTGATGGGAATGATTATTTATCTTCGGTATCTTTCAATCCAACAACGGGAGATGTAACTTATAGCGTAACAGGTCAGCCAGACATTGTAGAAAACATAGATGGTAGATACTCTTTATTAGGACACACGCACTTAAAAGCTGATATAACCGACTTTAGCGATGCTGATTATGCAACGTCAGCACAAGGTTTATTAGCTGATTCTTCACTTCAAAGTGGGGATAATATAAGTGAATTAGTAAATGATAGTGGATATTTAACGTCATTATCAGCAATAGACCACAACGACTTAAATGGACTACAAGGAGGTATAGCAAATGAGTACTATCACATAACAGAGGATGAGCATACCTATTTGACGGATGTAGTTGCAAATGATACAATAGGTGTGATACTAGCTGAAATTTCAGAACCACCTACATACACACAGCCTACTGCAAGTATAACAAATGTAAACAGAACAAGAGAGGTAGGTACTGATGAAAGTATAAATATTACTCAAACCTTTAATCAGAATGATGCAGGTGCTAAGAATAGTGAGGAAATTAAAAAGAATGGAGTAATAGTATCAGCCACAAACGTATTCAGCGAAACATTGACCGTGCCATTAGGAAACACTGTGTATGATGGTACAGTTTATTATGATGAAGGAGCAACAAAAAACAACAACTTAGGAGTACCAGACCCAACAGGTAAGATACTAGCAGGTTCGGTGGATTCAACAGATAGAACAGTAGTAGGTATTTACCCTGTATTTTTTGGAACATCAGTATCTTCCCCAACAATCAATCAAGCATTAGTAAACGGAGCTACAAAGCAAGTATCTACATCTACAGGGACGGTGACTGTAACATTTGGAGCAAGTGCTGAGTATATATGGTTTGCAATACCTTCAACATCTACTAGTAAAACTAAATGGTATGTAGATGCACTAAATAATGGAAGTATAGGAGGGGGAGCTAACTTATTTGGAGATGAACAATTACTTTTAATAGACAGCCCTAGTGTATTTTGGAATAATATTGAATACAAATTTTATGTATCAAACTATGCCACAAATACAAGTGGTTCTATGCAGTTAAGAAATAGCTAAGAAATGGCAATACCTTTAAATGATAATATATCCGTACAAGCTAATAAGCCACAAGACCCTAGATACCATAGAGCAGATAATACTCCTTGGACTAGCGTAGCAGAGGTAAATGCAGGTATAAGCGCAGTATTAAGATACCCTAATTTAACAGTTTCAATTAACGGAACTGAATATTGGTATCATCCCACTATTGCAGATGGAGACCTTGTGGCAAAGGTTTTAGGCGGTGGAGTAACAGAACATAGTGCATTAAACTTAGATGATGGTACTAATCCACATGGTACAACCGCTTCTGATGTGGGTGCTTTAGAAAGTGGGGATAATATTTCTGAGTTAGTAAATGATAGTGGATACTTAACTTCGGTATCAGAATCAGATGTAACACAGCACGAAGCAGCATTAACAATTACAGAAAGCCAAATAAGTGATTTATCTCACTTTACACCAAGTAACCTTTTAACTGATTACGGGTTTACTGATAATTCTACTGATTGGAATGTAGCTTATGATAATCATATTGTCGATATAGAGGTTACTGGAACAACAACAAAGACAATTACGCTAACACAGCAAGATGGTGGAACATTAACAGCTAACTTTAATGATTTATCTGGCATTGGCGCAGATGGTAATGACTTTTTAAGTAGTGTTACATTCAACAATACAACAGGAGATTTAACATTCCAAGTAACAGGTCAGCCAAACATTGTAGAGAGTATAGATGGGAGATATTCTTTACTAAACCACACTCATGTAAAAGCAGACATAACGGATTTTAATGATGCTGATTATGCTACTGCCGCACAAGGAGCATTAGCAGATAGTGCTTTGCAAAGTGGAGATAACATATCTGAATTAACAAATGATAGTGGTTACATATCATCTTATACTGTTACAGAGCTAGACGTTACTCAACATGAGAGCGCAATAACAATTACAGAAAGTCAAATATCAGACTTATCTCATTTCACACCTAGCAACTTGCTAACCGACTATGGGTTTACTGATAATTCTACTGATTGGAATACGGCTTATGATAATCATATAGTAGGTGTATCTGTATCGGGAACAACTACTAAAACAATAACATTAACACAACAAGACGGAGGTACTTTAACTGCTAACTTCACAGATATTAGTGGGGCAGGAGGTGATGGAAATGATTACTTAAATGGAGGGAGTTTTAATACTTCTAACGGAGAACTTACTTTAAACGTATTAAATCAATCAGATGTAGTAGTTGATTTAGATGGAAGATATGCTGATGCTGCAACCAATACAGGAGATGAAGTTCAGGCTACAGAATCGGTACAAGGTATTGCAGAAATAGCTACTAATGCTGAAACAATAGCTGAATCAGATAATACTAGAATTATTACCCCAAGTAAATTGGGAGCATGGTGGTCTAATATTAAAACAACAGTCCAAACCATAACTAACATTTGGAAGTTTAATGGTATAGATTTAGAAACAAGTATTGCTAACCCAACTCATCAAGAGGGCAGAATGTATTACGACCAAGAATATGGTCTTTCTTACTACAATGAAGTATCTGACATGAGTATTCAGGTAGGTAAAGAGACATTAGTAGAGTTTTGGAATGATACAGGTTCTACAATTACAAATGGAACAGTAGTTTCAGCAGACGGTACTGTTACAGGCTTATATAGAAATGCTGTACCTGCAATAGCAGATTCTACCTTTGCAGGGAATAATCCTATTGGAGTAGCAACACATGATGTTCCAGATGGCACAAAAGGATATGCTACATCTATAGGTAGGTTAGGTATGGATTTAAGTTCATTTAATGTAGGAGATATACTTTACCTATCTCACACAGTAGTTGGTGGGTTATCTAATACAAAACCACCTGTATCTGCAATTACAGCAGACCCTAATTATGTAGTTGAAATAGGGCAGGTTGTCACAAATACAGTTAATGGTATTTTAAGTGTAAGAGTTCACTCTGCAAGACCTGTAAGATTTGACCTAGTGGGTAATTTAGATTTAGAACATAATGGGGGGCAGGCATTAACAGGAACTTATACCGAATTATCAGGTCTTACTATTACTCTCCCTCCTGCTGATTTATACGAGGTTCTTTATAGTGGTTGGATGAATATTGGTTCAGATGATAAAGGTTCATTAGCTTTGTTTGCAGATGGGGTAGAGATAGGAGGTTCTACAGGAAGAACTTATAGACAGTATGGTGTTGTTACATCTGGTGGTTTAGGTGCTGGTTCTACCTCAGATGCAGGTGTGTCATCTAAAGCACAATTTAGTGTGGTAGGGGGAAATATAAGTCTTTCAGTTAGAGCTTATGAAAACACAGGGACAAACATAACTACAGGAGAAGCGTCTTTAACGATTAAGAAATATTTAGTTGGGTGATAAATCCGTATATTTGTATTAAGATGATGCACGAAAGTATATCTAACATAAAGACTTATTTAGCAGCGGTATTAGGTACTGCTAGTACAGCCACAGGGTTGTTGTTAGATGTGTCGAATGTGTTTAAGCCAATAGGCATAATAGCAGGAGCAATACTATCTGTAATGGCTTGTGTTAATATGTATTTTATAATCCGTCAAAAGATAAGAATTGATAAAAGTCGTAACAAAAATAAAGGAGAGAAGAGCTAAGAAAACTCCTGATTGGATTGTTTCGTTAGCTAAAGTAACATCGTCAATATTCGGTGGTATTTCTGCTTTTGACATAATGAAAGCTCCTTCTGATTATGTTGGATATATATTCTTAGTATTAGCGGTAGTATCAATGTGGGCAAAGGATTTATTTGTAGAAGATGAAGACTGATACTATACTTCAAATAGTTTTGATATTGTTGGTGTTGTGTCTAGGGTATTTCATTTCAGATTTAAGCAATAAGAATGAAGAACTTAGAGATGAAGTTTCAATACTCCACACCGAAATAGGAACTATAAGCCAAGATATAGATAGTATATATGTAAGTTCTGTTTCCGTTATGAAAAGGATGGGAGTAATTGATTCTTCTTTGTCAAAACGTGTTGTGGTGTATTACCAAAAAGGGAGAGATGCGAAAGTTATTATTGATTCTGTTAGTTCTAACATTGGGGAATTGCCTTTATTCCCAGAAGTTGAGTAGTGACGGTTTAACTGTTACATTACCAACAACCATTTACAATTCATTAGTTATAAAGAGTAGGGCTTGTGACGATTTAAGCGTTGCATTTGATAGCACTTACGCAACACAGCACACCATAATTTCGTCATACAGAACCACCTTAGATACTCTTGAGTCTTCTATGTTGTTGTTAGATAAAAGAAACAAACAGTTAGGAGATAAGATTCAGAAGTTGATTGAGTTAAATGAAGATAAGAAGTGGTGGGAAAGAGATGTTGTTAAGATAATTGGAGGAGCATTAATAATTTACGCAATAGTTAAGTAGTATGGGAAAGTACAAGTATTTAATGATTCATTGTTCTGCCACACCAGAAGGTAGAGATTTAGACGGAGAGGATATAAAGCTGATGCACACCGCACCAAAACCAAGAGGTAGAGGATGGAAAAGAGCAGGATATTCCAAAGTAATAAAGTTAGATGGAGAAGTAGATGTACTACATGACTATAATGAAGATTCTTGGATAGATGCTAACGAAATAACCAATGGAGCAAGAGGATATAACAGCGTTACAAGGCACTTCTGTTACATAGGAGGGTGTGATAGTAAGATGAAGCCTAAAGACACAAGAACGGATGCTCAAATAGCTACACTCAAAAGATTAATCAGAGAAGAGATAGAAAACAATCCAGACGTTAAAGTATTGGGTCATAACCAAGTAGCTTCAAAAGCCTGCCCAAGTTTCGATGTTTCTGAGTGGTTACGTTCAAATTGTTTTGCTGAGAGTAATATATTTTAGTACATTGCACCCATAAACAACTTGTTATGGGGAATCAATTAGATATTTTCAATGGCTCTATTCAGATGGAGATAGGTATTCAGAAAGCCTTAGACCATGCAAATGAAGTAGAGCCTTCTTGGAGTGAAATTGCGTATAGTTTCTTAGTTAAGTACGCAAAGTCTCATCGTTTATTTATGATAGAAGAAGTTAGGGAAGCGTCTGTAGGCGAAGTTCCCTCACCTCCTAGTGCAAGAGCTTGGGGTGGCATTGTAAGAAGTGCTGCTAAAAGTGGATTGATAAGACGAGGTGGATATAAATCAGTAAGTAATCCTAAAGCACATTGTACTCCTGCTACGGTGTGGATAGTTAATTAAAATAAAACAACATGAACAAGTTAACAGAATACATGGACTCATTTGACATTTATAAAATAACATACCCTTATGCTTCGGCAGGCGGTGGTAAGATGTCATTATGTGTAGGTCAAGAAATGAACTCAGGTAGAATAAGAATTACTGATATTGTAATGGATTCTAATTATTATGAACTATTTGGTGTGGTGGCTTACCAGATTATCGGAACAACAGACAAAACAGAAGAGAAAAAAGTCTTGAGAATGATTATAGACCAACCATGCGAACTAATCTTCAATACATAATGACACTTAAACAGATAAAAAGACTTGTAGAGTCAAAAGCAGGAGTAGATTTGTCTTCAAAAAGCAGAAGAACAAAACACGTATTTGCAAGGTTGGTGTACTTTTACATTGCTAAAAACCACACATCATATTCTTCACAAGACATAGGTAGTGAGGTGAATAGAGACCATTCAACAGTACATTACGCCATGAGCAAGTTCTACGAAATAGAACAGAATAAAAGTGTAAAAAAATTGTTGGATGAATGTATGGAAGTGATAAGGCTACACGCCACACCATCTGATAGTATCAAAGAAAAATACCTTAACAACAGGCTACTAGAAATAGTAAGTGGTCTTACAAACCAAAACATCCTTGAGTCAATCTAATCTACACTTCACAATACAAGGAGAGTTACCATCTATGAACGAGATAGTGAAAGCTGCAAAGTCACACTATGGGAACTACTCTAAGATGAAAAAGAAATGGACTGGATATGTAGCTTTATGTTGCGGCAAGTTGCCTGCCATACCCAAAGATGCTTTCTTCTCAATAACATACTATTGCTCTTCTAAACGCAAAGACAAGGATAATATATCCGCTGCTAAGAAATTCATATTTGATGGGTTGGTAACAGCAAAGAAAATGGATAATGATGGATGGGCTGAGATAGATGGATGGGAAGAAACATTTAGTATCGACAAAAAAAATCCAAGAATAGAAGTGAGTATTACTGTGAATTAAAAATAATTACTATATTGCACCAAACAAAGGAACAAATGAAGGGAGAAGAGTTAGCAATTAATTTAATTAAAGAGCATGAGGGTGTATTTGAAGGTACTGGTGTTGATGCTTTGACTGAGTTAAATTTCATCAAGTCTGTTATTAAGAATCTATTGGTATCAAGGGCAGCATTTACAAATAATGAGTTTGACGATGAAGCATTGTATTATGTTGAGACAAGATGCAACACCACCAAGTTCTACAAGGGAAATGAGAAGATAAAGGAGATTAATTTCCAAATGGTATTAGAAGCCAATGCTATTATTACTATAAATGGAGTAGGTTATATGGTTGTGGAATCAGAAGTAGATTATTACAAGGATTATTTAAAAATAAAATTAAATCAATATGACAAGAGAGGATAGGATTAAAAGGGAGATGCTTTATGTAACCATGAGTGTATTGGGAGCGCAAGCATTTTTAGAGGCTTATGACGAGCTTTCTGGGTATAAGGTTTTTAAGCATAAGTTCAAAAACTCAGCCAACAACTTTTTAAAGACAGCAGAGAGTATCATGGATGACTATGGTAAAGCCATATACGAAGGAAACTCAGATACTTATGTAGAGGTTTCAAAGTCCTTTGATATACTTGCTAGGAATATAGGTAAGATAACTCCTAGTCAGTTGTTTACATTAGCAGAAGCATCAGAGGTTATGAGAAACGGAACTAACTTAATACTTAGAGAAGATGAAGTCTCTGAATAAAAAAGAACGGGAAGAGGTGGATGTTTTAAATTCTCAAATAAAAGACATCAGAAGTCTTCTTGACAATGTTGAAGAGCGTATGATTAATGGTTTGTTTACTGAGGATGGGTGTTGTTGTATTGAAAAGAGAAACCATTTATTAAGAGAGTTAGAGAGAAATAAATTTGAAAAGAGGATGCTTACTCATAATGTTAAGAAATTAACAGGAGTACCAGTAATGACTAAAAACATAGATAACACATATACTATTTCATAATGGAAGGATTTTACACTCATACAATAGAGAGCTTAAAAGATAGTTTAAGAACAATTACTCAAGACTTATCGGAAAGAAGTAGGCTTGAATCATTATTGGAGGATGTTTCGTTTGAAACTGAGGTTGTTAGAATGAGAGATGATTTAACAGACCTTATATGCAGGTTTGAATCTTTGCAGCTTTATTTATCTGGAGACTTTACTAAGGAAGACTTCTTATCTGCCACACCAAATACTCGCCAAAGACTTATAGATTTATTTTCCAAAGAAGTTGAAGATTCAGAAAAGAAGGTAAATACAGCAAGAGCTATAGAAGAAAGCATGATTGTATTTTTAGAGAATAATGATGGTGTAATAGATTGTGTTCTTGAAGAGAAAGGGAAATTTGTAAGGCTAAGTGAAATAGCTGCCCCATTCATATTTTACAAGCATAATTAACGTTGAATGTAAGGTGCGTTGCTGCACCAATGTTAAACAAAGAATAAAACTTAAATATTATGAGCAAAAACAAAAACAAAACTACTACGCAATGCACTTTACATAGTGTTAGTGGCAGTTATTCTTCGATACTTAAATTAGTTGAAGAAGGATGGAATATAAGTGATGCTTTAGCCAAATTTGGTATAAACCGTTCAACGTTTTACAGAAAAATATCTGAAAAGCAAAAACAAGAAATATACGCAGCAAAAAAACTGCATACCAAATATGGCGTAGGTAGTAGCTAGTCATTTTAATTGCCACTAACTAACATATATAGTGCATCTAATCCAACCAACTAACTATCAAGTATTTAACATATTTATTTTAGAAAGTTAACTCTTGAGCTTTCTAATTTTAACACACCACACCATGTACGAAAACAAATGCTATTTAGACTTAGCCCAACATCTAGGTATGATGGATATGGGAAATAATGAATGGGTAAGTTCTGAGGGAACATTTAAGCTAACTAAATATGGATTCGTTAAAACAGAAGAGACTAATGAATCAGAACTTAAACAAGAGTTTAATTTATTCAGACTAATGTATATTGGAACAAAGAGAGGATTAGATGTAGAGTGGAGTAATCTTAAAAAGAAGATTAAAGACTATAGTAAGGTAGTTCCACATCTAAGGAAAGTCTACGCTATTGAGTTAAAGTATAGAGAGCTTAAAAAGGAAGAAGGTTCTTTCGTTCCTGAGCCTGCTAGTTTATCCAAGTATATTAACCAGAAATATTACACAACAGACTATAGGGCTGATGTAAAAAGAATGATGGAGTTGAAGAAGCCAACAAAAAAATCACCAACAAGCAAGCAAATACGATGAGAATAATATCTGACATACTAAAAACTACAACTAAAGTTTTCTCAGTAAAGTTTGATGTTAATGGTAATACATTAGACTTAGATGTTCATGTGCAGAATGGAAATGTAATTAAAGTTGACTGCGAGGACTATCTGGTGTGGTGTGATATTGAAGAAGAAGCTACTTCTGTTTTAAATCAATGGGAGTGGGATAGTACTTTGTATGCAAGCAACATACCACAACATAAAGAAACATTAACCCCAGACTCCGACACCGAATTATACGAATTAACAAGGCAACAAAAGAGAGAGGAAGTAGAGTTGTTGAAGAAGTATTTAGATAATGAGGGGCAAGACATTGTAAAGTATTTAAAGTTAGGATACGACCCAATAGAAGTAGGGCAAGAGATAGGTACACATTTAGATAAAAAAATACAAGTAGAAACTAGGGCTAGATATTTTAGAGAAAAGTCACATAGATTTTCGTAGATAGAATATTATTTTTAAATTGCAGCTAAAATAAGTTATGAATACAACAGAGAATTTCAGAGCAATCAATGGATACATATACGTTGACGTAGATAAAGAGCGTAACGATACTGTTTCAATAAAAGGCGAAGATGGTAATGAGATAGATTTAGTTATAGACACTAAATTTGACCCATTTAATTACAAGTACGTAAGGCAATTTGGTATTGTAAAATATCCTACAGCCAAGATACCACAAATTAAAGAAGGAGATAAGGTCTATTTCACTCATAATGGATTGAGAGAAGACCAACAAATAGTGTTTGACAACGAAACTCTATATGAAATAAGAGGTGCTTCTGTATATTGCATAGTTAGAGATGGTGAGTTGATAACTATGCCTAATTGGAACTTGATTAAGCCTATTAAAAGAGAGATTTATGAAAGTGATAGTGGAATTGTTGGTGTTGAAAACAAGCCTGAGTATATAATGGAGTATGGCAACATGGCACACCCAAGCCCAGAAATGGAAGAGGAAGGAGTAGAGTCAGGAGATAAGTGTTACTTCGGTTCTCATCCTAACTACGATATATTAGTAGAGGGAGAGCATTATTGGAGAGTTGATAACAGAACATTACTAGCTTTTGAAAAGGCGTAAGAAAACAGGCGAGTTAGAGATGTTTAAAGAGATATGGAATGAAAGACCTCATAAGAGTGAGTTGTCTGGCATATATCTACCATACTTTAACGTAAGTAATTTCGCTCACCTTCTAAACAAAGGGTACTATTCATCCGAAAGATTAAACAAGGATAACATCATGCTTTTGACATTTGAGGAGCATAACCTTTTAGATGCAGGAACAATAGCTCAAAGAGAGGCTTACGCTAAAAGAATGAAATGTGACTGGAGTGTGGTGTATGACAAGAAAGAAAAGTTAAAACAAGTATATAATCAAAACAGGTAAATTATGACACCGTTTAAAATCGAGGGAGTCTTGTTAGAAGTTCAAGACCCAATTCAAGTAGGTAAAACTACAAAGACAGAGTTTATTCTAGGTAAAGACCTAGACTCTAACTATCCAAACCACATTAAGTTTGAATTGTGGGGAGAAAAAGGAAGTGAAGTAGACAAGGCAGAATTAAATTCTGTAGTAGAAGTTGCTTTCTATGTAGGAGGTAGAAAGTGGGATGGTAAAGATGGAACAAAGTACTTTAATTCTTTGAAGGCAGTAGGCGTTCAGATGATTGGAGGAACTGCCGACATTCAACCACAAGCTGAAACTGAGGACGATTTACCATTTTAATCATGGCAGTTCACGCTAAGTTATTAAAAGTAAAAGGGGAACTTCCGTTCTTAAAGAAGGATAAGTCTGGTTACGGATACAAGTATGTAAGTGGAATGAACATACTATCTACAGTAAATCCTTTATTGGAAAAGCATAATTTATTTGTATTTCCAAGAGTTGTTGATTCTAGCTATGAAAGAGTAGTTACTGGCGAGAAGATAAACAACAAAACAGGAGAGACGGTAATTAAGCACGAAACCCTATACACTATATCAATGGTATATACTATCGTTGATACTGAGGATAATGAGTCTGTTGAGATTCCGTGGTTCTCAAGCGGTTGTAATAATGAGGAGCAAGGAGTAGGTTCTGCTTACACTTATGGTCAAAGATACTTTTGGCTTAACTTGTTTGGTATTCCAACTGATGAGAATGACCCTGACTTAAAGAATAGGACATCAAACTCAAACAAAACTGCCACACCAAAGCAACCTGCCACACCAAAAGCGGGAGCAAAAGAAGTACTAACTGCATTACTAATGAAGGGAGGATATAAAGAATCAGACATAGAAGGCTTAACAGAAGGTAAGTACAAAACTATAGACGATGTTATATCAACTACAGATGCAGAGAAAAGAAAATTCAAAACGTTAATATCAAAACCAAAAAAGAAATGAATCATTTAAGAACAGTATCTTACGGAATTGTTTACGAAAAAACAGAAAAAGGGTTATCTCCTTATGTAAATGTATCTCAAACAGTAGAGAGCGTATCAGCAGAGTTAAACAAAAAGAATGATATTGAGTTAGTTCCTCAGTTTAGCATAGTTGAAATGCGAGTTCATCCAGACTTCTTAACACAGATGTCAGAGTTTTATGCTAAGGCAGCTAAAGAGTTGGAGGAATTAAATTCTAAACTAAAGAGTAGTGTAGAAGAAGAGAAAGCTGAGTAATACTAATAAGGGGTGGTGTATTGCTGCCCCTTTTTACATCTAATACTATGATAAAGAACACCGAACAGGAAGAAGAGAAATCAGCCTCAAGAATTTACTTAGAGGAATTAAAATCTAAGGTTAATGAAGATGATTTAGAGACTATTGTGGTTAATGGTATGGTAATCAGTTACAAGAAAGGAAGAGACCCAGAAGAAATAAAAAGGAAATACTTGAGAAAGGAATGGTAAATGAAGTTGAGTTAATAGGTTGGTATGGTGGAGATAAAGCTATAGCAAGAGCAGCTTGGACATCTACTCAAATAGAGGTAGACTCTAAAACAGATGAAGAAATTGGAGTACTTATTAATGAGAAACTATGGAACAATAGTTCAGGCAATCCCCATAAATCTCCATTTGAAAGAGGTATAGTAGAGTTTAATATAGTATGCGAGCAGGCTTCACATATTCATGCCATCAAGCATCGTTTAGCTAATATAAATGGAGAGAGTGCTAGGTACAAGGAATTAAAGCATGATAAATACTACATTCCAAAAGATTGGAAAGGCATTACTTGTGATTTACCTATAACAATGACTCAAGGTTATCTCATCGGAGATGATACTTCAACAAATTTTAAAAATGGAAAAGGGTGGACTGATTGGAGTAAAGTTTTAGAAGAGTACACTAAGTTAGGCAATGCCTTATACCATCAGTCATTAAAAGAATTAACCCCAATTTTAGGCAGAAAAAGAGCAAAGGAATCTGCTAGGTACTTCAAGACAATGAACTCTCAAATAACATTATCTGTAATGATGAATATGAGTTGCTTTTACAACTTTATAAGTTTAAGGAGAGATGATGCAGCTCAGTTAGAGATTAGAGAAATAGCATCTGATATGGTTGATGCCGTTAAAAACATTGAAGGGAATCCTTTTAAACATACAATACAAGCCTTCGGTATATGAACATAACACAAGAATCAGAAGAGATGAATACAATAGGTAAATACGAGAAAAGAGACGTAGTAGATTTAGTAAGGCATTGGAGAAGTGTATTTGGATTAAAACTATCAGACGGCAGACCATCCATGCCAGAAAATGATGTAATTAATTCATGTGTTGACTTGCTTAATGAGGAAGTAGATGAATTGATGACCGCTTTAATGGAGGGGAACGTAAGAGAAGTTAAAGATGGTGGTGCTGATGTATTGTTTAGTCTAATACAGTTAATGGAGTGCTGCAATATAGATATTAAAGACGTTACTGAGGCTGTTTACGAGTCTAATATGTCCAAGCTATGTAAGACTATAGATGAAGCAAGAAATACTGTAAAAGCATACGGAAACGGAACTCACCCAAATAAGCCTAATGAAAAGATAGATTGTTACATTCAAAGGAATGGCAGCTTTTGGATAGTTAGAAGAGAGTCAGACAAAAAAGTTATGAAGTCTTTGTCGTTTCAAGAGCCAAGATTTAATTAGTATGGGAGATTTCATGTCAAGGAATATTGATAGTGAGAACTATGATTATGTCAATCCAGAGCATTACAAGAACTCAAGTATAGAAGTTTGGGAAATGATGTTAAAGGTATGGGGAAAGGATAAGTTCATAGCCCATTGTGAGATGTGTGCATTTAAGTATAGACTTAGATTAGGAAACAAGCCACACCAACCTATAGAGAGAGATTTAGAAAAGGCTAAGTGGTATGAGAATAAAGCTAAAGAACTATCTGATTAACGTAAACAGATATGGGTAGTTTTTGACCGACATTAAAAACGAATATTATGGATAAAAACAAATTAGAAAAACAAGCGATTGGAATATTAGCACAGCTATTTGATTTAGCAGAAGTACCAATAGAAAAGCGACAACAAATAAACGATACTGCTTACGATTATATGCTTGAGCAATTACGTTTACACAGTGTTGTAGGGCAAAGCGAACAGTTGCCTTGCGAACACCCTTTTGCTTCGGTAATGAGTAAATGCAATGGGGAAATAAACAAATGTCTTAAATGCGGTGAAGAACTTTAGCAAGGCTATTGCCTACAACGTATTTGGCTATGAATTTTAAAAATTACGAAATATGAAAGTTAGATTTTATTTAGAATTAAAACCACAAATAAGTATACTACCATATTGGGCTAGTGTTGGTACAAAATGGGACAAAGATGTTATAAAGGGATATGCCTTTGGTTGGTTGCTTCTGCATTTTATTTACAAAAATGGTAAGTAATATTTATTATTTATAGCTTTTGTTGTGTGCCGAAAGGCTTAGTAGTAGGTGGGCGTTTACCGTAATTGACCTGTGGTAGGAATGACCTGAAAAATGGTTGGTACTTGCATTGGTTCGAATCCAATCCCCACCTATTACACACAACGTTGAGTATAAAAATCTGGTGAGGTACGAACTTGTTTTTATATAGTGTTACCCACCGTTAAAATTTAAGAAATGAAAACAACAATAGAAGTAGAGATTACAAACATAGATACCGACCAATGGTACTACACATTCGATTATAGTATTACTATAAATGGAAAGCATAAAGCAAGTGGCGAGTATCAATCTGACCATGCGTGGCAAGACGACCTTAAAGGATTAAAGAAAATGCTCAAAGAGGGTGAAGCTGCCAAACTCGCCTTAGAACAGGGACTCTAATGGTGGGTAACGTTGAGTATATGATTTCGGGCGTTTTTAAAGCCATTAAATAACAGATAAATACAAAACTATGATAAGTACAGAAGATTATAAAAAAGCAGATGCACAGCCTGAATTATATACATTGTTATCTACTGGGCGGATTTTACACATGACCCTTAAAAAACAATGGTTCGATATGATTTCAAAAGGCGTGAAGAAAGAAGAATATAGAGAAATAAAAGACTACTGGATTAAGCGATTAAAAGATATGAGTTTACAAGAGCCATTCCACGCCTTTATACCTTATGATAAAATTGTTTTTAAAAACGGTTACGCAAAAAACGCACCTACAATGGTAGTTGAATTTGATGGAATAAGAATTGGTAAAGGAAATAAAGAATGGGGTGCAGATGATGAAGTGCGTTTTTGTATTAAGTTGGGAAATATTCTTTATGATAGCACAAAGTTAGCCTTGTAGATAACTAACATATATATTACACCTACTATAACTAATTGATAATCAATACGAAAGAACATTAAAACTCCCAAGTGTCACAAATAACTTGGGGTAAATACCTAAATATTATGAAACTACCAGAAGAATTATCACACTTAGAAAGATTCTCAGGATATGCAAAGAGAATTAAAGGTACAGTATGGGGATTTTACATCCCTCAATTTATAGAAGGTACAAATAACATTAATTATGATTGGCTTGACTTTAGAACAGAAGTAATTGGAAGTTCTGAGATAGGTACAGTACTTGGGAATAATAAGTATGGTTCTACTCTAAAAGTATGGCATGAGAAAGTGTTTAAAGAGATACCACCTCAATTCAATAATGCAGATACTATATACGGAAGATTTGCAGAGCCTATAATTGGAAAGTATTGGGAGCATTATGATGGTGTGGAGTCTTGGATAGATAACATTGTAAATAGTGTTGAAGTAAGAAAGTTACGTAACATTAATTGCTTTGCGGTAAACACTAAATTCCCTTACTTATCCGCGTCTATTGACTACATGGCTCATGGTAATCAAGAAAGCCCATTTACAGGAAGCAACATACCACACCCATTCCCTGTAGAGTGTAAGGCTATCAAAAAGATAGTATCAGATATGTACGAAGCAGGACTTCCGCCAAACTACTTTGACCAGATAAAGGAGCAATGTATAGTAATGGAGGTAGACTATGGAGAAATAGCATACTTAGTAGAGAGAGAGTTTAAGGTTCAATCTGTAACTATTACAGAGGATGATGTAGCTGAGGTGTTATTAAAAGCGAAAGAATTTTGGGATAACGTACAATTATGCAGAGAGCTTTATAGCTTGTATGATGAGAATGAAGACGCTGATATTAGAGCTGAGATTATGAGTAGAATTTACTCTAACGAGCCAATAGCACAAGGCGGTGAGAATGAAGAGAAGTTCTTAAAAGATAAGTGGAAGAATATTGAAGAAGAGTCTGTTATTCAAGGAGACTTAGATACATTGAAAATTAGGAACGAGTATATTGAGGTGAAAGATTTAGAAACTCAGATGCGCAACAAGAAGTCTGAGCTAAAAAACAAGCTACTCCAAGCCTTAAAGGATAATCAAAGAATGAATTGGGAAGAGTATGGAGAAGAAGGAGAGGTAGTATTTAAAAGGAAGGATGAGCATAGAGCTAGAGAGTATTTTGCTGTTAAGTAGTATCTTTGTTAGATGAAGAAATCAGCGAAATATTATAAAGAGAATCCAGAGGCTAGGAAAAAGAAAGCTGCCTACGATAAGAAGTACCATAGCACAGCTAAGAGACGTAAATATAGAGCGCAACTAAATAAGGAGCGTAGGAAGAGGGGTGTTATGGGCAAAGGTGGTGATGATGTAAGTCATACTAAGTCTGGTGGATATGTATTAGAGAACAAATCTAAAAACAGAGCAAGAAATGGGAGTAACGGAAAGTCAACGAAATATTGACACAACATCTTTAAGTCAAGAGATACTAAAGTTTGAGTATAAGATTCAGAAGTCTTGGGAGACTATACAGGGTAAGTTGAATCAAAGGTTGTTAAGCCAATCAGACTTTAATAAGAGAGAGTATAAGTTACAAGAGATGAAAAGGTTGGTTAATTGTTTTAAGGTAGCTGATGAAGAGTTAGCTAGATTTGCTTTAACAATACTCCACACCCATGAAGAATTAAAAAGAAAAGGAGTGGAAATACCTTTTGCCTTAGATAAAGACTATAAGCATATATTTGATAAGTATATACTAGAGTAACTTTACGGTGTGGAGTTTTGTGTGCTTTAGTTTTTTAGCAATAGCAGCTACAGCATCTTCAATTCCTTTTTGACTTGCTAATACAGGTCTAAGGAACTTGACTCCTGCATATTCAAAAGCGGTGTGAACAGATTGCCTCATAATCATGCAGTCTGCCACACCTCTTGTTTTAAAATTAGTTTTAGGACAATATATTTCCACCTCAGTTTTATAAGTATTCCCTTTAGATATTGTAACAGTAACAAAATCAAAAATTACCGTATCAAAGTAAGAGACAAAAACATATTTGTTTACTAGATTCTTTTCTTTGTGGTCTTTTATATTGTCCTCTTTTGAAGACTCTATTATTTTCTTTACTTTCTGATAGAGCATATTTTCAAATCAAATTTCATAGTTTCTTTTGCTTTGTCCTCACCACCATGATAAGGATATAGGTAATATCCATATTTAATCCTATCCACTTTGATTGGGAATTTAGAACCTCCCTCTGGTATCGGGTCAATGTTACCTTCGATAGTTTTAATAGTTACCATACCATTTTTAATGGATACATTCATCTTATACTTTTTACCAAGAAGAACAACTCCAAATGGCTTGTATATTCTTTCTCCATTTTGATATGAATAGTGGTATAGTTGAGCTAAGTTAGATGAATAAGGTCTTATGCCTATTCTATAAGAGTTTTTGTGGTGGTATCCATTTAAGGAAACTCCCCATAATTTACTTATAGCATCTTCTTGAGCTACATTGAAGTTAGTAGGTATTTTGAATGATACATTCCAAGATGCCACACCAAAAAAACCTCTAATCTTAGCTAAAATAGGGGAAGAATAGTTCCTCCCCTTTCTAATAGTATATCTCATTCTCTAAATCCTCTTTTAAGTTTTCGATACTGAGACACTAGCATAACAAATGTTATGATGGTCATTGAACTTAGGATAAGAGCTTCTAGTGGGAATCCCATTACTAATGCTAGTAAAGGAAGTATAATTACTCCACCTGCTGCTAATTTCTTTTGGGCTAAAACCCATTGGAAGAAGTTCTTTCCTCCTGTGTAATCTTTTCTTTCCATGATAATTGTTTTTACAAATATACTATTCATCTCGGTCTAATAGTGTGAAACACACCACACCAATAGTTATTAAGATAAAGCAAAAAGCCATTAAAGCGAATGTTGTTCCTATAATTGATGCCATAATTTTTAGATTGTTGGTTGAAAAGCACCAGAGACTATCTCAGGGCTTATATGGTAATAGTAGTTAGAAGTTGTAGATGGACTTTTATGCCCTAAGCATTTTTGGGTAATGTATAAGTTCTCACCATTTTTTAAAGAAGAAGTTGTGTAGTTGTGGCGTAGTAAATGAGCGTAGATACGCTTCTTAACACCTGCTTTGGCAGCGTACTTCTTTAAGAATTGGTTAATGCTTGATGCTGAGTATTTTCTACACGCCACACCTTCAAATAAATAAACCTCACTCCTATACGCTCTCCAATACCTAGTAATACTACTAAGAAGTTTAGAAGACAATGTTACGTGCCTTTGCTTACACCCTTTACCATCATGTATGTGAATAACTCCATTAGCTCTGTCAATATCTGATAGTTTGATGTTGAGAAGTTCTGATACACGTACACCAGTACCATACATGACCTCCATAATAGTTCTATGTTTAAGGTTAGTGCAAGCTCCAAACAATGCTCGAAGTTCACTATCACTTAGGATGATTGCTTTCTTTGACTCTCCTTTCGGATACGCCACACCAGATAGTTTTTTCGGTTGTTTACAAACGTGTTTATAGAATAGCTTCAAACATCCTATAGCCTGTTTCTTTTTAGCTATTCCGTGTAGACTTGTTACATATTCTTTGATAGCTGATGTAGGTATCTTCTTAGGCTCATTATACTTGGAGTTAAAGTAATTGATGAATTGTTTTAAACATGACTCATATTGATTAATTGTAGAATTACTATAGTTAGCAAACTCTAATTCTCTCCTAAGTCTTTCGGTTAAGTTGGGAATATCCATGCCGTTTCTTTTTGATTATCAATTAGTTATAGTAGGTGTAATATATATGTTAGTTACCTACCATTATAAACAACTTGCATGTCTTCTTCTAGTTCAACAATCCTAGCCCAACCCTCTTCCATTTTACTTTCAGCTTCTTCTTGGTTTTTAGCTTCCACATATTGTATTAGCTTGTAGTCACCATCTACGTAAATAAATAAAAAACGGCAGGTAACATTGGCTATACTTAATGCTTGCTTCATCTTTTCAATATAAGCATCTAGGTCGCAATCTTCATTTTGCACACCTTTATCATATACCTCAAATAGTATCTCTTGTTCTTTCGTTAGTTTTACATCTTCCATTTCAATTAAATTTTATCGTTAATATTCGCACTAAGCATAGCCGATTCCGTTGTGTGTAATAAAAATGCTCGTCTTTCCGAGCCGTCACCTTGCAAAGCCATGCTCCATTTACAACCTAACTACCTGTTTCGGCTAATGCAGTACTCGACACCTGCTGACTACAAGGGTTTGAGGATTCGAACCTCTCTCGTTGCGGTAGTTAGAATCGAACCAACTTACAACCATTACCGCATTTTAACATACACACAACAACACCTATACACCATACGCTATGCTTTACGGTGCATAGCTAAACCGTTGTGCGCAATACTACCCGAACGGCACGCATAAAATCGCAACACTTTTTGATACTCCGTTAGCTTTTTTAGTTCTTAACCTATCCCACATTTCGTTTGTCATTACTACCTGTGATTCATCTCTGTCATCATTTTCGGGAACTATTACAATAGGCATATCATCGTGGTAGTTTGCGATTTTTTTCTTTAAATCTTTTATCGTCATCATAATCCGTACTGCGCACAACAACAGCTAATAAGCATAGATATGCGACTTTTTTGTCTTTTAATGAAGCGTGATTACGTGGCTACGCTTCTTAGCCAAACCGTTAGCGGTAATTTAGTCACCACTTGTAAATACATCTGCTTCAAAGCACTTTGCGAGTGTTTCAACATCTTGCTTAAATTCAGTTTCGTCTCTCATTGTTTTAGATAGTAATACCTCAATCACACCATCTATTTTTCGGGTAAGGCAATAAGCAAGATTACTTTTGTCATAAGTATCAACACCTATCGCATAATAAGGCTTGTCAGCAGTCATTGCTCTTTCAATTAAGTTCTTATCAAAAATAAAACTACCGCTAACACTTGGTATAGTGCATTGCTTGGTTTCTGTTTTTTTTCTATCTGTATTCATAATTCAAAGTTTTGTAATTATTAATTAAGTTCGTGCTATAAGGTCGCAACGTCACCATACCATATACGTTATGGGTAATTGCCTTAGTACCTGTTTAGTTTGCCAAGTTCTTTTATTGCTTCAATTAAATCAGTCATACCAGCTATGTAAGCAGAGTTTTGTGCATTCCAAGATTCCGCATTTTCATCACACCATTTTTCAGCCAATTCATCAACTTTTTCGGCATCAGGCAACATACCCATAACACCGTATATAGTTAATATTCCTTCTTCTTTAAAATCTTCTGTTTTTAATATATTTTTCATCTTTATTTATTTAATTCGTTTATAATTCAATGGTAATACTAACCATATACAAATCGTTATATTTAATGCTACCACTCGCCTGTTAAGTCATCAAATTCTATATGAGAAAACTCATTTTCTAAGTCATCAGCTAAACAACACCCATCACAATCTGCATCATCATATTTAATTGTGTCAGGGTAGTTTGTTTGAAACTGCCCCGTATGGTCAACTTCTTTTAAATAAGCAACAGCTACTCTAATTAAATAATCTTTTCTGCTCTCATTTTCTCTTGGTTTAATCTCTATATTTTTCATAATTCTGTTTTTAATTAACCGCACTAAAATATAACAAAGTATATAATGTATAGCCTATTAATGTTTTGTTTTTAACCGAATAATTTTGGTGCTTCGGCTACACACCATATACAAATCGTTAGCAGTAATATTTTTAAACTGCCACCGCACTCAGCGTTCTACCAAAGCATTTCACTTTTTCACCATCTTCAAAATGATTTGCTTTTTCAAGTAATTCATTCATAATATCGTAGATGTTAAAATGATGCGAGAAACCCATCTCAATTTCATAATCACCATTTCTGTCAATAGTACAACCCATTGCTTTTTCTACACTTTCAGTAATTAACTCACGATAAAAGTCTTTATCAATTTTTAAGTCCTTTACCAAAATATGGGTTGTAAACTTCCTGCTTTGAATACCACACATCGCTACTTCTGACGGGTTTCCATTTCCTAACTGAAACTGCCCGAACATAAGCAAATCATTGTCATCACACCAATGGTAATCGGTTGGCGAGTAGTTTCCTTTTTCTCTTATTTCTGCTACAAATACTTTCATTTTATATTTTTTTGTTATTAAATCCTACGCTCAAAAAGTTTAAAAATACATACTGCTAACACTGTATAAAATCCATTGCCGAAAAAGGCAACGTATCTTATATGTTTTCGTTACCCTTTGTATATTTTCAAATCATTCACCTTTTTACCTAAAAATTCTTTTGTAAGTAAGTTTAAGTAGGATTTTGAGCATGATATATTAATGCTCTGGTATGGTGTGTTGGCTGTTATTTCCACCAACCCTCCAATACCTTTCTCAATCTTCTCAATCTTAATTTTCTCTTCAAATATTTCTCTCACTTTCATGTCTTGTTTGTTGTGGCGTGTTGCCGTTAGTTGATTATTATGTTTGAATAAGGTATATGCCACACCTCACCATTTTCTCTTTTGCATTTTACTTTCTTAGGATTTAGCTTTAACACCTCCCATATTTCACCATCAAACCTTTTGCTTGATACGGTAACAATGTCACCTATTTTTAGGTTGGTTTTCGCTGCTTCTTTCCTTTGCACTCTCGATTCATATTCTTTGAGCCTTAAAAGCCTATTTGCATCAGCAATAACCTTGTTTAATTCCTCTATTGACAAACTATTTAAGTCTATTTTACTTTTAATGTTTGCCATTTCAAGTTGTTTAAGTAAGTTCATTTTGTTGTTTGTTTTTAAGTTAGCCCCAAAGGGAAGAATCGAACTTCCAACACTTATTATTTCGGGTAACACCTGTTCATTGGGTGGAGGTGGGCAAGATGCCACACCTTATTTGATTAAAAAATACCCCATTAGAGTATATACATTAAATAGGATTACTCCAGTTATTGTCTCTTTGTCATTATCCGCATCCATAAGGAAGACTAAACAAAGTATTGCTATTATAGCGCATATTGCCGCTAGTATTCTTTTTAAATTTTTCATGCTATCTTTATTAAATCCGTTATTGTTCCACATAATCCATATTCTATTGAGAAACCTAATACGCTCAGTTCGTTATCAATTCTTATACATTCTGAGTACATCGGCTCATTTTCGTCAAATGTATTTATGATTGCTTCAACTTGCTTTAGCTTTTTAATAGCTTCGCTTAATTCTTCCAGAGTGCATTTGTTTGGGAGTAGGTTTAATTTTTCTTTGTTCATGTTGTTTAGTTTTTAGATGGTCTAACTTCATTTATTAAGCTATTTAATAGGCTTTCATCTATCCCGTAATGTTCAGCCATTTTAGCTACTGTTAAATAATTGTTTACGTACTCTAAATAGATTTGCTCTAAGGTCATTTTGTAGATTCGTTTCATGTTGTTTTGATTTTTTGATGAGGCAATATGCCCCACCTTATTATTTTACTTTATAATTTAAATCGTTACATACTTTTTTAGCTTGTATATATGTTTTAAAAATACTCATTCCAGCAAGCATACCAAAACCAGTTCCAGTATGCGCTAAATACCTATTGTTGCCAAAACTTACAACATATCCATCTTCACGTTTCAATATCTCTACTTCCTTAACTTCTTTTTTTACGGTATTGCTATTATCTGCTCTTTGCCATTTTCTATATGCCATTTGATATTCAATCGAACATAAATAAGCATTTTTGCTACCATGTTTTTTAGTTCCTTCTTCTATCTTTGTATTTAATTCTGCTGTTGTCATCGTTTTATGTTATTTATTAAGTCTTTCATTGTTTCTTGTACTTATAAAACCACTACAATCTAATATAGTGGTAGGTGTTAATAGTTCTATATCTCATTGTTAATTTCCCGTCTTCTGAAATATGGATTGGACTAGAGTAACTATCTGTGTCAAATCCAGCTCCTTTGCAATATGCTTTGAAGCATCTTACAGGCTCGTTATCTTTAATCATTTTTGTAATTTCTTCTTTGTGTATTTTTGCTAAAGTTTTCATATTGTTTAGTTTTTTTGGTGAGGCAACACACCCCACCAGATTAATAAATTACTTCATTAACTCCAGCAGCTTTAAGCATTTCATTAATGTATTTTACACTTGCTACTCTCATTTTGTTGTTCCAGAAATGAAATACCTTGTAATAACCTTCCGTTGTTCCTAATTTCTCAATCATGTAAGGTATATCTAGTAAGTTGCAAAATTGGCTTTTGCCTGTGCTAGTAGTTATTAAAAAGACTTTTTCGTTTGCACCAAGTTCGATTGTAAATTCCATGTTGTTTAAGTTTTAAATTGTAATAGACTGAGCATTGCGCCCAGTTTCGGATATTTAATCCTCATCAGTATTACTTTTGTTCATTTCGTAGTGTCTTCTAATCATTGCAAAATTAAAATTCCTTAATCCCTCCAATAAGTGCCTGTTTAGCCCGCTTTTTTCAATCCGGTTAACTTCGATGCAGTTTTTTATATAAAACCTTTTTTCGGCACTGCTAAAGGTTTCAGGAAAGTTGTTTAGTATCTGTCTTATGCTGTATCCGTTGTAAATTGGTTCAGTTGTTTTCATATTGTTTAGTTTTTTTAAAATTTATAGGTAAATAGTTAATATGTAACATCAAATTGCCAGCTTGTTTTTATGTTTGGTAATTCTAAATAGCAATAGCATTTTTTAATTTTGTCATATGCTTCAAAAACAGTAGAATATTGGTCTCTTTCTATTTCCTCGAATATTTCAAATCTTTCTTTAATTTCGTCCATTTTGCTTTAGTTTTTAAGTTTGTAATAGACCTAGCAAAAGCTAGGTTTCGGCTAGTGAAGCCTCTTCAGTATTACTTTTGGCAAGATGCCACACCTTGTTATTCACAGTTACTCATAAATCCATTAATAGCCTCTTCAATTTGACTTTTGCTCATCCAAAGGTCTGTAAATACAATCATGCCTCCATATTTTTTGCCCCTGTAAGCTTTTGCAGTGCTTTGAAATTGTTTAGCTCTGTTTAAAGCTGTTGTAAAGTCTTCGCCTATTTCCTTTGTAAATTCTAAAAAGTGAATAGCTTTTCTAGGATTTCCATCAATACCGTTGTTTAAATTTACGATGTCCATTGTTTTAAATTTATAGGTTAATAATAAAATTGTTTACTACTCTGCATTTAATAGGCTTGTAACTATCGCATTATTGCGGCTGCATTAATAAACATTCACCTAACTGCTATGTCTTTTGCAGGACTGTGCGAAGTGCGACTTACTGGGACTTCAACTTCCAGAGCTTTATACGTGGCTCACACGTGGGCTTGAATCACAGGTTGTCAAGCATCTGGTCAGTTGATAACGCGTTGGTTGTTATCGTTTGACGGTGCTAAATACCGAATAAAACTATTAAGAATCAATATAAATAACGCTAAGAATTAACTGAATAGTGCTACATCCTAATAATACCAACGGGTTGAGCAAAACAAAGAAAATTGAAAAAACTAATTACGTTAGCAAAATGCTAAAATAGTTAGTTAAAAAGGCTGCTAATATGTTTAGTAATGTGCTAATAAAGTTAGCAAGATGCCACAACAGAAAGGTAAGCAAAGAACAATACAGGTAAATAAGAAGTAACAGGAATAAGATAAAAGCACACAAGCCAACCGGCCAACCGACCAACCAACCAACCAAATAGGAAGCCAAACAGGAATGACAACCAACACACCACATCAGAAAGAGAAACAACTAAAAAGAAAAGACAATAAACAAACATAGCGGAACAAAAAACAAGTAACCAACCCAACCAAAACAAACCAAGCGAAAACAACAGGCAAGGAAGTGAAATTAATTAGCAGGACACCACACCAACAAATAAAACCAGTACATAAGAAAGTAATAAACAAGGAAAGCAAAACAATAAAACACCCCACTAAAAAAGCAAGGGAGAAACCAAACAAAAATAACAGTCAAGGGAATAGAATTAAGAAGGAGAATAACCCCACAACCCAACCAACACACAAAACACCACAAAACAAGCTAATAACCCACCAGAAACCACCACTCAACCCCAACAATATCAACACATCTAACAACATCACACCAACAGAATAAAATACTGTCACTTTTTTAGGTCACTTAACATAATAATAATTATTTGACAAATAGAAAATGCCCTAACTAATTGAGTGTTAATATATTACAAGGGTTCGCAGCTAAACAGAATCCTGTAAAAGCCTAGCAATACAATATACTGGCATACATAACCACATAAAATGCGGCGAATGGCAGCGAATGAAATAGAATATACTGAACAGGATGGAAGGAAGGGAACACGCCACACCGCGAGAGTATGCAGCTAAGTAATATCAAGGGAAGCAAGCCAACCAAGCTCACACGCGGACACGGGCGGCAATGAATCCCACGCGAGGGAATGGGAGACGCGGAAACGCACCCCACCCCCATGAAATAAAGCCGTTTTCTTTTCGCCACCCCACCCCCGTGTAATGTACTATAACCCCATCTCTCTACTCCCCTACCATTTTTTCTCTCCACCCTCCAATTTTTTCTATCCCTCCCCAAAACATATTGACTACCCTCTACAACTGATTTTGAAGGGCTTTTTAAAGGCTTTTATATTTTTGAAGGTAGATTGGACTATATGAATTGAGTTAAGAGATATTTAAGGCGTTTATTAGAATATGCTATAAATATTGATGTAAAACAGGCATTTATAAGAATATAATTTTGTGTGTTACCGAGTGGATACAAAGAAGTTGTTTGTTTTCTGTGGTTTAGTCGGAATATAATTTGGTAAAGTGGGTTATTTAGGTTGTATTGTGATTGTTTAGTATGTGGTGTGTTGGTTTTGCGGATGATTTGTGGTTGGAATTGGTTGTTTTGTAATTTTAGGATTGGCGGTATTATTGGGATTGGTCAGGATGTTACACGGGTTGGAGACGGGTTTATGGGGTTAAAATTGGGCATAAAAAAAGCACACCTGAGATGATGTGCTGATTTAGTGTGTGGTGTATTACTTGTCAAGTTTTTTGTGTCATCTACTTGACATATCTGTTGTATGTATCTGAGAAGGGGTTTTGGTGTGTTACCAGTCATGTTTATCCGCCCAATCTATATACTCAAATATTGATTTGATGACATCTCTTCCTTTAATCCCTTTTTCCAGAATTACTTCGCTATGTGTAATTTGGTTTATAACAAATAGCTCAAATGCTTCTAGTTTTCTTATTTTACTTAGTGTTTCTTCTGTTTCGCTCATGGTGTGGTGTGTTTACTGTTAATCTTCTGGGCAATAAGGAAGAGGACTCCAATACTTCAACCTAGCGTTGTATGTAGGGTTTTCATATTCCCAAACGAATGATGTTCCTAATTTATTTGTTTCTACTCTTAGTAATTTACCAATAAATACACCTCCTCTTCCAAAAACAGATGATTTACTACCTATCAAAACCTTTTCTCCGTACTTAGGGAGTTGGTCTTCACATTTTATCCATTCAATTTTTAATCTCTTCATATCTTTCGTTAATTTAATAAGACCAATGTTTAGGATTAGACTTTCTCTTACCTCTGCTAAAGTCACCATTAGCGAAAGCTATCATATCATTCACTGTATTGAATGTTGTTGTTCCAGTAGGGCATGAATGGCTATAAATCATGGTATCCTTTAATTGAATCGTATAGTCCTCACACTCTCCGTTCTTGAAGTTGAATATGTGTTCATCCGAATCAAGATTTTTAAACTCGTAATTTTTTACTTCTGTGATTACTTTAGCGCACTCATTTTGAAATCTATCTATTGCTGTCTTTAGTTCCATAGTTGTTGTTTTATCCACTTATCAGAAAACCCTTTAAATACGTGAAGGTACTTCTTAGCGGTATTAGTATCTGTTTTTAGTTGCTTCCTAATAATTAGGATTAAGTTCTCATTTCTTTCTTGTTCGCTCATGGTTAAAATGGTAATTTAATTCTTTCTACTTTTTTACAATTCTTTTTAATCCAAGATAATGTTCTGAATTTCCCATTAAGGTAATAACCTATTGAATAATTGACCATAGACTGTTTTAATTCCCTTCCATTTTTAGAGTTGAAAATCTTGTTACATTCAGATATTGAATACCCTTCAATAATCCACTTAATTCTATATTTCTTTTGTAGTGTTTTCATTCGTTTATCGTATAGGTAAAAGTGCATATAGCCAGTTGTTAGCCACCATTTAAGGAAGCTCGGTAATCACATAATTTATAGCCATATTTATTTCTGTTTCAATTTGGAATTTATAGCCGTTAAACTCATAAACTTTTTGGTCTTTCACTTTTTCAAGGCTGTATTTTTGCAACAGTTCGTAAATCTGCGAAAGAGATAGGTTATTTACATTTGCTTTTATGTTCAAGTTTATTGTCATCATAATAAAAACGGTGGCTAACACATGGTATAAAATATAGGCGGTTTAGTGGTGATGTCAGCCTTTTAGCACCAATTAACGCCTGTGTAATTTGAAAGGGTATTACTCTATATCGCCTACATTTCATACCATCGAAACGTTAGGCACAATTAAAATTGTTAATTATATTTCCTGCCTAAAAAAATAATGCTTTTGATTGTTACATTATCTAAATCTGTATTTTCAATTAAATCGTCCATTAATTCCTTAAAGTCTTTTACTATAAAAAAGCATTCTTTATCGCCTCCATCGTTGTAATTACTTTCAAAGTCTATTTTATATATTTCCATAATTTTAAAAGTGCCTAACAATGGCTATACGTAATGACTTGTAAGGTCTTGTTATAAATTTAAGCGCATGGTTTAACGGCACATACGCATAGCCTAGCCGTTGTGCGCAATTAGAAACTTTCCCTAAGGTCTTTGCAATAACTAAAAGCGTCTTGATAATCGCTAAACTCAAACACCGCAAAATCAATATCATAATCTGCATTTCCATCTAAATGCTTTTCACAAAAATCTGTAATATCATCCCAGTTATGGCTAACTAAAATTGATTTTTGCTCATTCCTTAATTGTTCGTTTGGTAATTCTCTAATATTTTCAAAGCAAACTAAGACGCTTTTTTCTAAGTCTTTGCCTTCTAACCAGTGATAAAAAAGTTCTTGCGCTTCGTTTAAGTTTTCGCCTTTTAAAACATTTTTAAATTGATAATTAGGTATGTCACCATTTAATTTTTTATCACATAACGTAAGTGAAATATTCATAATAATAACTGCGCACAACATTGTATATAAATCAGTGGCGTTGTACGTCTATTTAACCACTTTTAGCTATTTAATTTAGTTTAAGCGTGTCGGCAATCTATTAGCTATTAATCGCCACCGCTTCATATACTTAGCCGTTAGTAATAATTAAAATAGCGTACGCTGCATATTTATCTCACTCTCAGTATCACTTCTTTTTTCAAGGTCATTTATTCCGCATAAACCATTACACTCAAATAAAGGTTTAGGTTCTCTCCCTTTCATCATAGATATATCTTTAATATTAGGGTAATCTGGATGCGGTTTCAAGAAAACAAATTGAGACCATTTATTGCCACTCTCACTTACAGCATCTTTCGCTTCTTTACTTTGGTCTTTTAACATTGTAACAGGGCTTCCTTTTTCATCAGTCAGCTTATGCTCCATTTCAGCCATTTTATCAAACTTATCTGGAAAATCTCTACCCATCTTTTGCCAGTAACCTATTCCCCCTTGAACGCATCCTGTTTTAAAACAGTTATTATTTAAAAAACCTAATTGATACATTCTTGGAGGTGTTATTCCTGCTTCTGAAACTATATCAATACACTGTTTTTTATTCATCCCAAACATCATCAACGGAAATATAGGTTTCGTGTGAGGATGATTTAATACCATCCCTTTAGCTCTCTTGTATTCATCTAACTCAAAGCCAAAAACTTGATGCTCCCATTCGTTATTTTTTTCCCAAGTTTCTCTAACCCTTCTTTTCATTTCAGAACTACAAACAGCACCATTCGCATTATTCAAAGCCTTGTATTTCAACCATACATCTTGAATGCTATCGTGTTTATCACTACTTATTGTTTCTATATGTAAACCGTACCATTCAGAACAATCCTTCATAAACCTGTAAGTATCATCGTCTTCGTTTCTTGTATCAATAAAAATAACCTTAACATTATCTTTACCATACAATTCTATAGATATTTTACAAGCTACGGCTGATGTTATTCCACCAGACCACCATCCAATTATTTTCTTATCCATTACATTTTTTTTTAAAATAATTATTACTAACATTAGCTATAAACAACTCCGCTTCGCTTCGCAATTCATAGCCGCTACGTTACCATTAATTAGGCAGTAACTTCTATTTGTGTAGTTTTATAATAAAGAATAACCGCTTTTTGGTCTATTTCTTTAATCATTTCTACGTACTTCATTGGGTTATCGGTTTGTCTCGCTATTTCAATGGTTTGCCTACCGCACAAAGTTTCCCTAAAATATAAGTCAAAATAACCATCTTCATCACTTCCATAGAAAGTGCAATATGCTTTCCATTTTTTATAATCCGAATACTCGCGAGTATCTTTAGGTAACAGTTTTTTAATTTCTTTGATTATTAAAGGTATATTCATTTTTGTTTGTGATTTATCGAAAAAACTAATGGTAACACCATATAAAATTAAAAGCGGTGTAATTGCTTTTTCATTGGTTAATATTATTTATTTAATTCTGTTTTTAATCGTTTGGTTCGTGCGTTTAATCCGCTTCAAATCTTATACAAACCGTTATGAATGACATTTCATACGTTATCGCATATAATTTGAGTAATGAATGATATTTCATACGCAAAAACATATAAATAGTTATTCTTCGCACAAACTCTCGAAGCAATGGTTACATATAGGATTCTCGTCTTCTACGTTAAAAGATGTGACTTCTCCACATTTTTCGCAAATTTCTGTTGTGGTGTCTTGCGAAGCAAAGTAATCATCTAGCTGCTCTTGTCTATAACCCTCAGTCATTTTTCAAGTAATAAAGATTTGAAATTAAATCGTCTATCTGTGGTTTTAATAAATCAAAAGCCTCTCGCTTATCTTTACTAACATCTTTCTTCTCTAAAGACATCCAGATTAAAACAGGCATGGGCATCTTTAAGGTGTGGCATACTGCCTCTAAAGTTGGTAAACTAATTGTCTTATGACCATGCTCCACCTGAGAAACATAAGTTTGAGACAATCCAACCATCTTAGAAAACTCCATCTGAGTAAGTTTCAACTTCTTTCGCTGTTCTTTAATAACTTTTCCTATATTCATTTCGTATTTGTTTTAGCCAAAAGTAATAATTTTAACTGAAATACAAAGTGTATTGAGAATTTTTTTTCATATTTGCCAAAAACTAGATAAAACATGAGCGACATTAGAATTAAGGAGGAGCAGTATTTATTAGGTACGATACTTGCTTTTCCTAAAAAGTACTTTGAGGTTTCCCATAAGTTGAATGAGGATTTATTTTCGGATAGGAGACATAGAATTATATACAAGGCTATAAAGGATGGTTTTCAAAAAGGAACAGAGCCAGATTTAGTTTACATATCAAGGTATGTTAGAGATAATCAATTAGATTCCATTGTAAATGTGATTTATATTTCAGAGTTATCCCAAATGTATTCTCCTGCTAGATTAGAAGAATATGCTGCTATTTTAGTTGACTATAGTGTTAGGGATAAAGTAAAGAAACTTATTAAAAATGGCGTTAGTAAAATTGATGACTTAGGGATTTTAGCATCTGATGTGGCAGCTAAGTTAGGTGGTGATATATTGACATTAAGTGTAGATAATTCAAACGCAGTAGAAAAGGATGGTGCTACTGTATTTGATTTATTTATGGAAGACTCTAAGAGGAAAGTAGACGCTTTAAAAAACAATACAATAACTGGAGTTCCTACTGATTTACCTGTAATTAATAGGCATACAGGAGGTTTTGGATTTGGAACACTTACAGTAATTGCAGCTAGACCTTCTATTGGTAAATCTTCTGCTATAAAAAACATAATAAACGGATGCTTGTCTGCTAAAATGCCTTGTGGTGTATTCTCAATGGAAATGAGTTCTGAGGAGGTTATGGCTCGTTTAGTTTCTGAGAGGGTTGATAAGTCCTACAGAGATTTAGGGAAAGAAGTTTTGGACATGGATGTTTATGGAAGTAGGCTTGATGATTTAAGGAGCAGAAAACTATTTATAGATGACACAGCTTCTTTATACATAGAAGATTTAGTGGCTAGGATGAGACTTCTTAGTAGAAAGCATGGAGTTAAGTGTTTTATTATTGACTATTTACAACTTGTTAAGAGTAAGACAGCAAATAGAGTTACTGCCATTGACCAAATATCTGCTGAGATAAAGGCTGTAAGCAAAGAGCTTGGTGTGGCAACTATAGCATTAGCACAATTAGGAAGAAGTGTAGACCAAAGAGAGGATAAGAAGCCTCAAATGAGTGACTTGAGAGAGTCTGGAGGTATTGAGAACGCGGCTGATTGTATAATAATGTTGCATAGACCAGAGCAATATGGAATAACTGAGTATGTATTACCCGATGGAGACAAGACACCAACAGATAATTTTGCGGTATGGATATTCTGTAAGTTTAGGCAAGGAACATTAGGAGAGGTTAATTTAAGGTGGAATGGTAAACTCACAAGGTTTTATGAAGATGATATTCCTATGTCAACATTGTCACCATCTACAGAATTTGGTGGAAGTGTAGATTTTGATGTAGATGACACTTTCTTTGAGTAGGTTGTTTTTAAGTATATTTGTATATAGAAATAAGTAAGCATGAGTAAAGTAAAAGAATTAGAGTCTGAGATAGAAGAGTTGAAGCAAGAGCTTGAGGCTTTTAGAAGTCAGTCCATGTTAGCTCGTCTTTACAAAATACAGATAAAGATGATTGTTGATATGGAGGAACTTTGCAAGAACTTCACCATAAATACAGCCACACTAGAAAGCAAAGACGACAAAGTGTTTGATAGATACCTACAGATAGTTTTAAAGTCTAAATCTATTGCAGAAACCATAGCCTATTTGTCTGAGAAGATAACTCCTCAGAAGGCAGATGAAATATCTAAAGAGTATGGTAATATAGCGGACTCAGTAATATTATCACATGGCTAAAAAGAAACTATCCCCAAATAACTTTATTCGAGAGCGAAAGATAGGCGACCATGAGATTGTGTTGCCAAAACCACCTCCTGTAAAAGATATTGATGGGCATGATTTACCTATTAAAAAACAAAGATTTGTTCCTGTAGAAATTCCTAACGACTTAGAAAACAGAAGTCAAGAAGAGCAGAGGGAGTTCATTTTTAGGGAGATGGATAGGCGTAAGAATGGATATTGGTTCTACAACAATGGGAACATTGAGTACATGACAGGAGCGCACTACTTCTATTGTAACTATTGGAAGCTAGATGTTGGACTACCTAAATGGAGAGAAACAGATAGGGATTTTTACTACTTAGTAGATTACGCTGAGAAAAGCGATAGTATTCATGGGGTGTTGTTTATTGCCCAACGTAGACAGGGTAAGACGTACAAGGCTATTAGTTACTTATACGACTCTATCACAAGAAAAAAGAACGCTCATTGCGGTATTCAAAGTAAGACAAATACTGATGCTAAGAAAATATTTGGGAAGTTAGTTTTTGGATGGAGAAAGATGCCATACTTCTGGAGACCAACCGATTCAGGAGAAACAAACCCAAAGTCAGCATTAAGATTTGAAGAGCCTTCATCAAGAGCCAAAGAGAATAGGGGTAAGTACAAAGAGGTGTTAGATTCTTATGTAGATTATGCTCCATCAAATGAAGAGGCTTATGATGGTACTAAGCAGTATAGATATTATGGAGATGAGGTAGGAAAGAAGTCTGACGCTGATATTAGAGAAAGATGGTATGTAGTAAAACCTTGTCTTGAAACAGGAGATGATATTGTCGGTAAAGCATTGCTAACTTCTACTGTTGAAGATATGGAAAGTGGCGGTGGGGCGTGTTACAAGCTATGGAAGGAATCTGACGTTACAAACCCCGACATGGTTGACGACAACGGACGTACTGTATCTGGCCTTATTCGATACTTTCAACCTGCATATTTAGGATTTGAAGGATACATAGATGAATATGGGTACTCGATAGTAGAAGACCCTGAAAAACCAACTAAGAATGAGAAAGGTAAAGAAGTTGTAATAGGTGCTAAAACATTCTTACTTAATAAAAGAAGGAATTTACAGAACGACTTACTTATAAAAGAGAAGAGGAAATATCCTTTTAGCCCATCTGAGGCTTTTATGATGGATTCAGATGAAAGTCCTTTTCCTGTTCACAAAATACAAGAGCAGATAGAATACAATGAAAAAATTGGTTCTCATAATTATGTAAGGAGAGGTAATTTTATTTGGGTAGAGAAATACAAGTCGGTAGAGTTTGTTGATGACCCTAAAGGGTTTTGTCGTGTATCGTGGATGCCACACCATGAAGATAGAAATAAAATGTTTTACAAGAACAGGAAATGGCATCCTGAGAACTCCACAACAATGAAAGGAGGAGTTGACCCATTTGACCATAACTATGTAGCAGACAAGAGAAGGTCTGATGGTTCAGTCCATATATTCAGGAAGTTCAATGGATTAGACCCTTATAACTCAAACTGCTTTGTGTGTCATTACTTAGGTAGACCAGAGTTAGCATCAATGTTTTATGAAGACGTTTTGAAGATAGCTATATTCTATGGCTCAGAACTTTTGATTGAGAATAATAAGATAGGTATAATCAACTACTTTAGAGAGAATGGTTTTGAGGGATTCTTAATGAAGAGACCAGATTCAACTAAGTACTCTACAAAAAGAGGAAAAGTAGAATATGGTATTCCAATGTCAGGTGAACACGCTAGAACAGATTTAGTAGATACCTTGTCGTCTTACATTTATCATTATGTTGGAGTTCTTAATTTAGAGAAGTTGGGAATTTATGATGTAGATGATGTGGTGTATAGCCGAAATTATTTTTCCGAAACTTTAGAGGATTGGATGAATTTCGATATGTATAAGTGGACTGAATTTGACTCCGCTGTAAGTAGTGGTTTAGCGTTAATGGCAGCTAAAAAGAAAGACCCTATTATAGTGAAAACTAAGACTATAAGGAAACCTATATTTAAGAAATACAAATTATAATTGTATTTTTGTGAGAACACCTTGTAAATGTCTGATAAATGTCTGAGAAGTATAGGAGCAAAATAGACGAGAACCCGTTTCCGAATGACCACATAGACCCAAAAGTTAAAGAAAATCTTGACTTTGGGATGAAAGTAGCTAAGGCTATAGAGGCGAGGTACTTGTATGACTTAAATGGAGATACGTCAAACATTGACAGGTATATTCTCAATAGGCAATATGCAGAAGGAACTAATGACCCTAATGTTTATAAGCCTAAACTGAATGGTGATAGTGATGAGAGTTATCTTAACATGGACTTCTCTATTATTCCTATAGTACCTAAGTTCGTTGACATTATCGTAGGTGAGATGATTAATGCTGATTGGAGCATTGAATGTAATTCTATAGACCCTATTTCTTTAGGAGAAAAAAAGAGGAGAAAGGATGAGTTGTTTATCAACATGACCTTAAAGGATTATAACGAACAGCAAAAAGAGATTACGGGTATGTCTATTATTCCAGAGGGGGATTACATTCCAGAGGATGATGACGACATTGAAATATACGTTGACTTAAACGAGAAGCAAGCAGGTGAAATTGCAATGGAGCAGTTGATTTCAGAGGTAATGAAGTCAAACTACTTTAAGAAGAAGATTTACCCTAGACTGTGTAGAGATTTAGTAGAGAATAAGAAGGCGGTGTTGCGTGTTAAGTACGATACGGCAAACCGAATAGTTTTAAGATATGTTGACATCGTAAACTACGTTAGCTCATTCTCAGACCAACCAGACCTTTCAGATGTAGACTTTGAAGCTGAAAAGCAGAAGTTATCTATTCGTCAAATAAGACAAATGGCAGGCTCTCATATTACTGAGTTTGATTTATTTGAGATAGCTAAAGCAACAGCAAAGAACAATGGCGACAAATGGCTTTATGGAGATACTTATAGAGAGGATAGGTATGACTCTAACATCTACAACTACGATAATTACTTAGTTGATTGCTTGGATTTTGTTTACTATAGTATTGATGTAAATAAGTGGGAGAAAAAGCCTAATAAGTATGATGGTTTCTTCTTCAACAAAAAGAAATTTAAGCACAAAGGAAAGGTTAAAGGAAACTTGTATGAAAAGAGTGTAGAGACATCTTACGAAGGTCTTTATATTTTGGGTATGAGTAAACTTGTAAAGTATGGTAGGTCTAAAAATATCATAAGACCTAATGAGTTTCATGGCATGAGTCCATACGTTACTAAGCAGTTCATAGCCATAATGCCTAACTCTAGGAATATGGTTTCTAAGTCTTTGGTTGACAGGATGAGACCTCACGCAGACCAAATCCAAATACTTAACTTAAAGATTCAGCAGTTCTTAGCTCAAGCAGCACCATCTGGTATTGCTGTAGACTTATCTGCCATTTCAGATTTGGATATAGGCTCAAAAGGGCAAACACTTGAGCCACATGAAGCTATTAAGCTGTACGAACAAAAGGGTATTGTCTTATATAATGGTGTGGACTCTGAGACAGGTCAAATGAGACAGGGAGTTCCAATTACACCTTTAGACAATGGTGTGTCAAGAAGTATCGTTCAATTTATAGAGCTATACAGATACCAATTAGACCAAATTAGAGCAGTTACAGGTATAAATGAAGTTAGGGATGGTTCAAGTCCTAATTCAAAGGATTTAAAGGGTGTTAGGCAGCAAGCGTTACTATCTTCAAATAACTCCACTAGAGAATTGTTTCAATGGTCAATATTTCAAGTAGAAAAAACTGCTGAGGTAATTGTATCAATGTTGCAGCAAAGAAGCAGATTTGACCTTGAAGGGTTTAGAAAAGATTACGAAAATGTAATTGGTGCAGCAGGAGTTAAGAGTATGGAGGACATAAAAGACGTTCATGTTAGAAAATATGGAATCCATATAGAAATAGATGTTACTGACGAAGATAGAGTTAAGTTTGATGCTTACCTAGATAGGGAAATATCAAACAACACTTTAAGATTAGAGGATGCTTTTACTGCTAGAAGGATTAAAAACCAGAAGAAAGCAGAAAGATTCTTAGCCGTTAAGAGACGTAAGTTTGACAAGGCTAAACAAGAGGAACAAATGATGCTTCAACAATCGAGAGCGCAAGCAGACCAACAATCTGCAATGGTAGCGGCTCAAGCAGAAGCACAAAAGATTCAAATGACAACCCAATCTAAGGCTCAACTGTTAAAAGTAGAAGAGGAGAAAGAGATTAATATTGAGATGGTTAAACACCAAAACAAAATGGCTCAACTTAAATTGGAAGGTCAAATCAAATCTATACATATCGAACAGGCTACAGAAGAGGATATGTTGGCAGAAGAGTTTAAGGGAAAGATGGGAGAGGGCAATAATATGAAAGAGGGAGTAGGCTCAATGTTAAAAGTAAGTCCTAAACCTGCTGATGATGCTATAGTTAGCTCCAAACCAAACATAACACCATAATGCGCCAAAGCAAATGTAGTGAGTACGATTCTATAATAGAGGAGAAGATAGGTGAATTAGGATTAGGATTGAATAGAACAGACCTTACGGATTTCATTATAGAAAACTGTAATTACAAGGGAAGCCATGTTAATCTAAGAAGGTATATAGGAAACTATATCAAGAATAAATATTCTAACGATTATTCAAATTCAGAGAATAATGTTGGTTATTTTGAAGATGTTACCAAATTAGATTCTTTCAAAGAGTATTGTAATGACGAGGGTATTGACATTAAAAAAGTCAAGTCAGCTAAATATGTAAACCATCAAGGGCAGCAAAAGTTCAATATAGTATTAGACTATGATGAATCAAAGGGTTTTGACTTAGAGAGGTTTAAGAATGAAATAAAAGGTTTCTTTCACGAAAAGGTAACTCCAATAAGACTGCCTAAATTTCCTTCTGCAACAGAAATATCTTTAAACCTATACATAGCTGATGAGCATATAGGTTGTGATGTTAAAGGTAGTCTGTATAAGAATGAATACAACAGAGATGTTTTTTCTTCTAGGCTACACCAAATGACAAATATTGTAAAGAACGTACATGGTCTTTATGGTCGAATAGATAGGATAGCATTGTTTTTTCTAGGTGATTCATTAGATGGTATGGATGGATTCACAACCAGAGGTGGTCACAAGCTACCTCAGAATATGACTAACAACGAAGTGATTAGGTGCTTCTTTGAGGAACACGCCAAACTTATACATTCAATAGTAGATATGGATGTATGTAACAATATATCAATTAGATGTTGTGCTGATTCTAATCATGGTGGAGACTTTGAGTATGCTGCTTACTATGTGTTAGAACAGTATATAAAATCTGCCATACCAAGTATTGATTTTCATATAGAGGAGGATTTTATTGGTGTGGAGTGTTACGGAGAGCATACGTTCATGTATTGTCATGGAAAGGACAAGAAAGAAATGAAGCATGGATTTCCTAAGCATTTAGACGTAAAAACAGAACTATATATAAAGGACTTTATAACAGAAAGGAATCTGAAAGGGCATTGTCATTTTGTAAAAGGAGACCTTCACGTAGATTGTAAAGACAACTGCAATAGTTTTAGATATAGGAATTGCACAAGCCTATTTGGAGCAAGCAAATGGATTCATACTAACTTTGGATGGACAAGAGCAGGAGTATCCTACGATATTGTTCCAAAGCATGATAACAATGTTTTAGAAGGAGTTTATTTCTTCACTCCCGAAAATGATAAACAACATCATTAATATCTAACTCATAATAGTCACATAAAGCAAGTAGGACTTTAATTGTTGGATTGTAAAAGACACAGTTCTCAATCTTGTGTATTATAGATGTGGATATATCAGTATCGTAATACACCTCTCTATACCTTAAATCTCTACTTTCTCTAGCTTCCCTAAATACATCTCCCTTAACTAGATACCTTTCATTTTTAACCATAGCTATTCTTATATAAGAATTATGCCCCAAATGTAATAATTTAATTTTGTGTAATATAAATTAAGTAAAATTTTATTATGGCATTAGGTGAATTTGAACAAGCATTAGGTCAATCTTCTCTTAAAAGGATAGATTTTGAATCTAATGAGCAAGAGCAACAGCCTGACGAAGTTAGGGAAGATGTTGTTGAAGAAGTAAAAGAATCTACTCAAGAAGAGGTAGTTGAAGAAGTGGTTGAAGAAAAATCTGAGGTTGTTAGTGAAGATGTCGAGCAAGACACCACAACAGATAAGGAGGAAACTTTACCAGAAGCTAAGGAAGAAGTTGTAGAGGAAGTTACGGAACAAGTAGTTGAAGATAAACCAACAGAAGAAGTAGTTGGGATACATCCTTCGCTAAAGGAGCTTAATGACAAATTAAACGATGGTTCTTTAACAGACTTACAGGAGTATATTAAATTAAGTGGTGTGGACTATAGCACAATGAACGCTATAGATGTTGTAGATGCTTATTGGAGGCATATAGACCCTGAAACTACTGATGAAGAAATAGACTTCGATTTAGATAAGTACGAAGCTGTATTTAGCGAAGAAAGAGCTGATGAATTAATTGAAAACGGTGAGCTAACTGAAAGGAAGCTAAAATCGTTAAAGATAGAATGGGGAAGGCTAGAAAGAAAAGCAAGAGCTGAATTAACGAAAGTTAGAGAGGAGAAGATGGTAGAATTATCTACTCCACAAGCAAAGCAAGAAGCCACACCTCAAAAGTTTGATTGGACAGAATACCAAAAAGAATTAAACACCAAAGCTAAGAACGTAGGCGAAGACGTTGTAACCTATGGAGAAGGCAAGGAGTTTAAGTTTAAAATAGATGGTGAAGATGTTAAAGACTCTTTGAGTTTAGTATCAGAGCCAGACAGAGTTCTTGAGTCATTTGGTTGGGTTAAGGACGGGAAAGTAGATTTTGATAAGATGATTAAAGATGCCCACAGGCTAACACATTTTGACAAGTATATAAGTGCAGCGACAGCTCAAGCTAGGTCAGAAGGTGCAGAGTCTCAAGTTAAGGACATCAACAACATTGATTACAGCAATTCCAAAACGGGGAACAATGCAGACAGCACTCCAAAAGGAAGCGATGCAGCAAGAAGTGTTATCAGTCATCTTGGCAAAAGATTTTAATTTTTAAAAGCAAAGAAAAATGCCAACGTACACAGATTATTTTAAAGCAGGTAAAGTAGGTTATCAGCCTACAGACTTGAACTTCTTATCGACATATGATGCGATTAAAGAAGATAAAGATTCAACCTTAGTTTCTCCATTTGGAACAGAGCGTTTAATCGGAATTTTAGATGCAGTAGACGCGAAAGCTGAAACTTCAAACATTGAGTTCTACCACTACGAGAAGAGACGTTTAATGCCTAAAGTTACTGCAACTACCCTAGGTGGATTAGCGGGTGCTGAGGTTACTTTAACTGTAGGAGCAGGAATCAATGAGTCTATTAGTTACGGACAATACAATCCTTACATTGGAACAGGAAGTAAAGATACATTTACTCCAAACAAAGGTGATGTTATTTTAATTCTTAATGGCGGTGTTTCTCATGGAGACTACGTTGAGGCTATTGTAACAGCATCAGGTGTGGATGATGGATTATCTTCTGGTGAATTTAACGCTATTCCTGTAATTGCAACAGACGCTATTCCTGCAATCGCAGCAGCAGAAGAGATTGCTATTATCGGTAGAGTTTCAGGAGAAGGTTCTGGTTATCCAAAATCTCAAGACAGTGGTGTAGACCAAATTCAAGGTCAATTACAAACTATTAAAAACGAGTACCAATTAACTATTGAGGCTGATGCTGCAATGACTTGGTTCGAGGTTAATGGTAAGCCAATGTGGAGTTCTAAAGCGGAAGCTGAGGAGTATGTTAAGTTCTTGAACTATAAAGAGTTGCAACTTTTAGTAGGTCAAAAATTGACTAACACTACTTATGCAGATGCACAAGGAGATAAGCCTGTTTCTAAAACAGAAGGTTTAATTCCTGCTATTCTTAGTAGAGGTAACACACTTAATTACGGTGGTGCTTCATTCGGATATGATGAATTAGAAGAGGCTGCTAAGATTCTTGATGTTCAAAAGGGAGCAGTAGAGAATATGCTATGGGTTGGTAACGACTTAAACCACTTAATTGACAAAGAGATGCGTTCTGAGGCAGGTCTTGTAGGTGGTGGAATCAACTACGGAATGTTTAATTGGGATGAGCAAAAGAAGATTGACTTCGGATTCAGTTCATTCAAGATTGGTGACTTCGTATTCCATAAGAAGAAACTTCCTGCTTTCTCTGATATTCAGACTTTAGGTGCAGGTGGATTTGGATACAGAAACGAGGGTATGATTTTACCAATGGACACTTCTGTAAACCCAACTAACGGGGAGAATGTACCTGTAGCTCGTTTGAGATACCTAGCAGGAAACGAAATGGTAGTTAATTATATTGACTACGATAAGTTAGAGTCTGGTGAAGGTAAGAAAGGTTTCAGATACCGTTCTCATTGTGGTCTTCAAACTTATGCGCTTAACAGAGCAATCTATTTGAGTGCAAACGCATAACATAATAATAGAGGGGGTTGAAATACACTCCCTCTTATTTTTTTCTTAAAATCAATTAAATAAAATAAAATGAGTATAGTAGGTCAGGACATCTATGTGTTGTCTAAAAGAAAAAACAGTAATAGTGCTTTTGAATCATTCAAGCCGATTGATGTAATTTCAATCCCAGACGAGAAGAATAAAGGTAGGTTTGTAACTAAGAAAATCAGATACATTGCAGGGGAGTCAAGTATTTTTGTTGACGAACAAGGAGATGATGTAAAAGATTCTGATGTTAAATACCTTAGAGTTCATAACAACCTATTCATGGTTGACCATCAAAATGACACTTTAAAGAGATTCATGGACTTAACGAACTTCGTTAAAGAAAATGAGCATAAGAGAAAAGGTTCAAGAACAATTTTCACAAGATTTGATAAGCGTAAGAAATCTGCTGAGGTTGTAGCTAAGAAGAAAGAAGAACTTGGTGTGGAGTATAAGATACTCAACATGGACTTTGAATCTTTAAGAAGGTTTGTTTTATCGGTATCGTTAGACAATTCTGAAATCAATTTTGCTATGACGGCAGAAGCGGATGAATTGAAACTTAGAGTATCTAAAATAGTTGCTTCTAATCCTAAGAAGTTTTTAAACGCTATGGATGAGGTTGAGACTGCTTACAAAGCGGTACTTAGAGAAGCTATTTATAGAGGCATTTTATCTTACAATAGACAAAGACGTAGTATTGCATGGGGAGAGACAAATCAAGACATTTTAGCTGCTCCTGTGGGTAAAGATGCTGTAGATTACTTTGCTTCTCTTGTTAACGAAAACAGTCAAGTTAAAGAGACTTATGCTGATATTAATGCTAAGTTGAATAGCCTATCTGCCACACCAAAAATTGAAATCAATGAAGAAGGTATTACAAGAGAGCAGGTAGAAGCTGTGTTTGATAAAGCGTTAGAATCTAATGTTATCAGTAAAAATGCTCTATGGTATAAATATGGAGATACTTCTTTAGCTATTAAGAGAGAAGCTGCTATTGATAAAATCTACGAGGATTCTCAGTTGTTTGAATATATCAAAGCTGATGTAGAAAGTTAGTTACTATCTTAATATTGAGTTATTTGAAAGGCAGTTTACATATAGTTTACTGCCTTTCTTTTTATTATCTTTGTGAAAAGCACTATAAAAAATGGGTTTAAACGTAAAAACCATATTCAATCTTGTTTCGGGTTTCTTGGAATTTGAAGACATATCCAATTTAGACCCAAATATAGATAAGTCCTCTTCAACGGGGTATTTAACAAAAGTCATTTCTCCAAGTGGTATTGTACTATATGAGAATCCTGTAACGAGTGGAAGTCCAGACTTTGTATTTTCTACAGGAGACACAGCAAGCACAACAATTCCTATCCCTACTATTAATGGTGGAGAGGTAGAGTGTGGTACATATCAGATATACTACAGCTTTGTTGATGTTGACTTAAATGTTACTTCAATAGTAAAAGAGATTAAGTACAACTATAAATCTCCAACAGCTACTTTAAGTACAGACTACGATTGTTCTAAGCCATTGTTGGTATCGAAAGATACTACTAATTATTTGGTTGGTGGTGTGTTGCCTGAGATTGTAAGAACTCATACACTACACTATCCATCTGGAACAAGTGATGATTCAATCATAGTTTCTACTGAGGTTCTTAACACTTCTGTATTTTATGCAGAGAATAAGGATGGGGCAAGGCATAGATTTGAGTTGTTATCTAACTTAACTTATGACTTTGTAGATTGGTGTGTAATAGATGAGATTGAGACATTTGGTTTGGAAGATGTTTTCTGCCATGATGCCTTATGCACTATATATTGCTATTTAAAGCGAAAAAGAGAAGAGTTTGATGATTTATACCACAGGAATCAAACGACTGCTAATAAGTTCTTATTTGACTATCTATTAGTAGCTTCATTAGCTCAAGAAGCGGAGTTAGCTCAAGATTGTGGAGACTATTCTGCTGTTAAAGATATTTTAATTAAAGTAAAGCAGGTATCTAAAATTCATATTCCAGACGTTAAGACTGAGGGAATGTTTTTAGTTACAGGTTCGGGGGTATCTGGTGATACTTTCAATGTTACTAATACTCCAACAATATCTGTTACAGAAACAGAATTGGGAGGAATTAGAACTTACCAATTCAATGTAGCAAGCACATTAGTAAACAAGATTAACTCTTTGAAAGATGTAGAAGTCTTGGCAGGAGCTAATGTAAATGTTACTGAGAGCATTGTAGGAGGTAAGAAGACTTATACTGTGGATGTTTTAGGACTTTCATTAAGTACAGTTTTAGATGTAGGAAACAAGACAAATGGTAGAAATATCATTTTAGACAACCTTATTGGTGATTCTAACAAGATAAAGAGTAAGACAGGTCTTGCACATATAGGTTTTAATGAGTTTGGAAATCTTGGTGTGGCAAGTTCGGTTCTAACATTAAAATCTGCACTTACATTTGTTGACGGGAAGTTTAGTGCTAACAATCACCTTATAGTTGATAACTCTGACTCAAGTATTAAGTTAGAGAATGGTGCTGATGGAGGTGTGTTTAGGATTCCTTTATACACAAACGTATCTCAAGCCACCACACCCGAAGATGGTTCTATTGGATTTGAGAGTGATAGTGGAAAGTTTTATGGATATTCTACATCATGGAGTCCATTTGCAACCGAAAGCTATGTTTCAAGCATTATTAGCGGAACAAGTTTCTCTCAAACATTAAATGAAGTATTAGATTCTGGAAATGATGTAACTGATAATTACATTGCGTTATCTCCTTCAAATGACGATAAAAACATATCTACAAATAAGATTGTTTTAAAGGGTAACGAGAATAAAGGTCAAATATTCTTTGAAGACAGAATTATTGCAGGAACAGGTTTCAATTACATTGCTGCAACAGTAAGAAGTAATGTTGTAAACATATTAGCCGATAATGGAGCGTTACTTTTAAGTTCTAACAATGGTGCAGTATTGAGGCAAAAAGACACCAATACAGAGGTTTCTATTTCTTGTGATGCTAGCGGTATTTACGCTGATGCTATCAACAAGCCATTGTATTTGCCTTTAGCTACAGATTCATCTACTATTTCAGTAGCTAGAAATGGATGGATAGTTTACGATTCAACTGATGACGCTTATTATGGTAACATTTCTGGAACAAAGAAGAAGTTTGCTACAGAGGATGATGTAGTTCCAATTACTTTTATAGAAGGAACAAACGTAACCATTACAGAAAACATTATAGGTGGAGTAAGAGAGGTTACAATTAACTCTACAGCAGGTGGTGGATTGTCTGGTGGTGATACTATTACAAGTTTAGTATTTGACCCTGTTACTAAGGATTTAACAATCAATACAGATTTAGGTTCACACACAGAGACATTAGCAAATCCTACATTGTCAGATGTATTAGATGCAGGTAACACTACAGGTCTTAACAACATAGTTTTAAGTGCAGGAATTGGAGGGGGAGGAAGTAATTACTCTTCAACAAGAATAAATGACGAAGAAGATAAGGCTAGGATTTACTTTAATAAGGAAACAATAAACTTATTCGGAACTCCAAAAATAACTTATGACATCAACTTACAAGCTATTGATGGGGCTGTTAAAGCTACTTCATCTGATGGTGTGGAGTTGTTATACACTAACCCATTAGACAATACAGATACAGCGAAGTTAACTGTTAATGGATTAGGTGTTTTCATAGACAATGCTGATAAAGGTTTTGGTACACCATTAACTGCAAATTTAGGTAACATAACAAATCCTAGAAATGGTACGATGGTGTCATTAATAAACGGAAGCGAAACAGATTTATATTATTACAAAGGCGCGACAAGCGGTTGGGTTAAAATAGCGTAATATGCCACTAACAGGAAACAAGATAAAGTTCTCATACGAATCATTGATTCAGCTTGAGGGAGACACGGGTTTAACAACTTCTTTTAAGAGAGTTATGGATGGGGATGGTGGTTTTAGTCCACTTTCTCTAAACAAGACATCTTTAAAGATTGCCAACGTAGGAGTAGGTAGTGTTTCAGATAAAATAGTTGTTGTTGATAGCAATGATGTTGTTAAGTACATTACTGCTACTGACTTGGTTGATGAAGTTGGGAATGGACTATCTGTAGTTACCAATTTCTTTAGAACAGGCAACACCATAAGATTAGTAACTTCTACTGCTACTTATGATATAGATATTGATGATTTAGACCTCACTACAGAGCTAAATGATATTGATGCTAGAGTTACTGTATTAGAGGGAAGTATAGGGAATGATAGCTACTTAAATAGTGCTACTTTATCTGGAGATTCCTTAATACTTGGTGTGCTGAATAAGCCAAGTCAAACTGTAAACCTATCAAAGTACAATTACGATACAGTAATTAACGACCACGAACTTAGGATTATTGATTTAGAGAACGCAATAAATACGGGTGGTGTAGGAGATAATGTAACTCAATTCAACTTAACTGGAGATACATTAACCTTAGAAACTGATGCTCCTGCTACATTTAACGTAGATTTAAGTGGGTATGACCAAAGTGGTGATGTAACTACTATTAATGGAGACATTACTAACTTAGATACAAGGATAGATGTACTTGAGGGAGCGCAAGGATATAAATTTCAAACTGTTACTGATGGTTCTAATGATGTTGTGGCAGATAGCCTTACAGACACATTAACATTCACAGGAACAGGAGGAATAGTCGTAACCGCCACACCTGCTACAGACACTATAACCATTGATGGTTCTGCTATTAGTGGTGGAGGTGGAGGAGAAACCTTAGCGCAAACACTTGTTTTAGGAAACACTACAGGAGGTACTGATATGATAGTATCTGATGGAGATGTTATTACAGGTAGTCAAGCTAGTCCTGCTATAATCAATCCTACAAATGGAAACCTTGAATTAGGTGTGGATATTTCGGGAGGTACTGCTTCTATATTTTCTACTACTACTAATACGAGTTTAATTCAAGTTCAAGAGAACGCTATAATATTTCAAACTACTGACATTACGAATGTAACAGAAAGGATTACTATTGCAGAATTTGGAACTCACTTAGGTATTCAATCATACTTATTCTCTTTACAAGCAAATGGAATATCCAATGCTGACGCTATAGCATCTACTACAGTAGGAGGTAACGCTGTTGTTTTCTTTGAGCCTGTAGGTGAAGGTGGAAGAGTTAAAGTAGCTAGAGATAGTGAAACATTCCATATTGAGAATGAGCAGATATACCAAGATACTCAGTCGATAGGATATTCTGCTAATATAACTTGGAATTATTTAAACGGGTATCAAGCTCAAACAACTGCCACAGGAGATTTCAACCTATCTATTAACGATTTATCTGATGGTAGAACAGGTCTTTACAAAGTAACTGCTTCGGGTCAGCCTGTAGAGGTTCAGTTACCTGCAACTTCTGTAAGCATTAATGGGGGTGGAGATACGGTTACAATTCCAGACGGTGAGACTTGGGTATTGGGAGTAACAAGATTTGGAGCAACTTACTATTGGACAATCGGAGAAAACTTTGCATAATATATGATACCTGCTTTACAACAATATTGGTTTCTTCTAGGGAAGAAGGTTAATGACGACTCTTTTGCGGAAGGAATGACATCAATAGAGATGACTGCTGATGGTTCTACTATATTTGCAAGTTCTCCATTTGAAAATTCTTCGGCAGGAGGTTTTAGAGTTTTAGGGTATAATAGTGGGAGTATAACTTCTATATATAGCTATGCACATCCAACGTCAGGAGATATGTTTGGATTGCACATAAAGGCTTCAAGAGATGGAAATGTAATTCTAGTAGTAGATAAGTTTTCTAACATCTACATTTGGAGGAAAGATGGGTCAACATATTCTGTATCTACAGAGTCCATAACTTCTAGTGGTTTGATAAAAGAGCCTGCTATATTCAAGAGTGGCAGCTTGTATTACATAGCCTCTAAGGTTGGTAATGATGTGGTATTTTACTCATACAATTACGGAACAGATACATTAAACCCTACTCCTATAACTGTAGCAACATTACCTGCTTCTACACAAATGGGGGTTTCATGTTCTTATGATGGTGGAGATACCGTTGCTATTTTTGATAGGGATTCTAACACTATACAGACTTACTCTTTTAATGGAGCTACATTTGATTATTTATCAGAGATAATACCTAGTGTTGGTAATGGTATATATCCAGACTATTCTGTTTCTGATGGTTCTTCAAGTTCTCTTTTTGTTAGTGATGATGGAGACTACGTATCTTTTGTAACTGGAGCTACGGGTAGTGCGGGATATTCTGTTGTGGCGTCTAAGAGTGGTTCTTCATGGACTGAGGTTCATACTGCTTTATTTGGAGAGAAAAGAATATGCTACACATCTTCTGGAGATAGAGTTTTTGAAAACATCTACAACCTAACTCCTTATAAGATAAGGGTTTACGCTAACGATGGGTTTGACAACTATCCTTTAGAGCAAGAATTGTTAGTTGAGGGTAATGACATTTATATTGCTGACATTACGAGTAATTCTAACGACACTATTATAGCATATTTAGATAGTAAGTTATTTGCAACACAAGCAAAATTATACGTGATTGAATTATGATAGACATAAACGACTTCAAACAATTCTTCGACTATGTTTCTAATAAAAATGGTAGAGGAAATTATGTATCAGCTGCTAAATTCAATAGGTTAGTTCAGAGAGCGTTAACCTCTTGGATTGAATCTATGTATGACAATCATAGAGAGTATCAAATTGGAATGAAATTGTCTAAGGTTCAATACGAATCTACTCAAGCGGTAATAGATAGGCTTAGTTATCTTAAAGAGAGAGTTAACTTAAAAGTTACTTCGGGGAGTTTTCAGCTTCCTAATGGAAAAGATGTTAAAGACATTTTAGGCAACATACCACCCCAATACAAGCACCATAGCTCATTAAGAATTTATTACAAGAGAAAGAAAAAATGTGGAGACATAAAAGCATCTATTAGAGACTGTAAGATAGTAACTGATGATGAATTAGCTGAAAGATTGGATAGTGCCATAGTTGCTCCAAGCTACAAATACCCCATAGCCACTTTTTACAATGGTTTTGTAGACGTTTATCCAAAGGAGGCAACACAAGTAGACTTTACATATTTAAGAGAGCCAAAAGCCCCTGTATGGAATTTTGATATTGTAGATGGAAGACCTGTTTACAATAAGGTTGGTTCAGTAGATATAGATGCTCCTGAGATAGCTTATAATGAGATATTAGTTAGGGCATTAGGTTTCTTAGGAATCAACATGAGAGACGACAAATTATTGTCTTATAGCGAAGAAATGAAAAGGCAAGGAATATGAAAACCACTAAGTATAAATTAGCAGAACAAGTTAAGAGGTTATTGTCAGGTGGAGACCCATCAGATGATAGCAACTTAGATATAAGAGAAATATCCCTTGCTCTTAGTCAGAATCTTGCTAGCCTATTGAGGAAAAGATATTATGAGAATAAGAGTCTTGAATTTAATGGTTTGGATGACAGGATTTACTTTCGTTCAAGAGGCAATAAGTTATCTAACGAAGGTGGGGAGTATTATTTGGAAATACCTTCTAGTGGTGTTGATTTGCCTAATGGTGTTGATATTAAGAATGTTACGGATAGCAGTAATAGAAAATCTAGCTATGTACCTGTAGGCATAACATTCCACACCATGTTCAACGGATTAACTTCTCATTGCTTATCTGGTAGAAAGGGTTATTACAAAGAGGGTAGTAGATTATACTTCACAGGTATAGAAGATTGGAGAGTTCCAAAGGATATTGATATTACAATGATACTACCATTTGGAGACTTGGATGAAGAGGAAGAGTTTGAGATTCCAGATGATATGCAGTCGGACTTAGTTAGAATGACTTATGACTTCTTCGCTGCCACACGAAACCCAGAGGATGTAGACAATAACAGTAAAGACATTAACTAATGCAGACATTAGACCAAATAGTTAGAGAGTACCTTATAGAGTCGGGAGAGACTACTGAGTATAAATATGCTAGGGTGTTGCAGATTGCCATAAGCGGTATGCGAGAACTTAACATGGATACTAGAGGAGGTGTAGCTAAAATAAAGGAGTTAGAGGTTTTGCCTAATGATACGGCAATACTTCCACCAGACTATATTGACTACATGAAGATAGCTATTTGTGATTGTAATGGTACGATGTATTCTTTAGGATTAAACAAGAATATGTGTATGCCCAAAGATTACGAGTGTGTAAAAGAGATAGAGGAGTTTGAGCTTAATGCTGATTCTAGTGGAACAGGAGGGCAAAGACCTTTGAATTGGGAGGAAGTACCTGACATTTGGGAAACTATAGGCGAGAATTGGGAGGACTTTACACCATTAGGAGCAGAAGGTTCAGGTGGAGAAAATCAAGAGGGAGACATTCACGAAAAGAAAAACTTTGGAAGCCAAGTAGCAAGAGGTAAGTGTTCTAAGAAAGGATACAACCATCTTTACCCTTTATATGGTAGGTATCAAAATACTGACAATGGCACTAATGTAGGTAAAAGGTATGGAATTGGTGGAGGAGGAAACCAATACGGATTTTACAAGATATTCCCAAGAGAGGGAAGAATTGCTTTACAAGGGTTTTGTGGAGACAAGATTATACTAGAGTATTTAGGAGATATTGATGTAGATGAAGATTGCAACATCAAGGTTCACTATTATTTAAGGGATGCTATAAAGTCTTACATCCGTTGGATAATTAGAATGGATAACTTTAGAATACCTGCTGTAGAGAAGCAAATGGCGAAGCAGCAATGGGTTATTGAGAAGAAAAAAGCTAAGAGAAGATTAAACAACTTCAATTTAAGAGAGTTAGTTCAAGAGTATAATACAGGCTTCAAATTGTCTATTAAATTATGATAGAAATAAAAACATTTGTTGGTGGTTTAAATAGCGATTTAGAAGATAGGGTGTTGCCTGAATCTGATTATCGTTATGCAATAAACATTCGTAATGGAGTAAATGACACAAGTTCAACGGGTTCTATTGAGAACGTGAAGGGAAATACTTTGGTTGAATTTGACTTACCAGACGATGAGAACAGATGTATAGGAACTTTTGAGGATGAAGTAAGGAGTCATGTTTATTTCTACGTTTGGAATAAGTTTGGTGAACATACCATACAAAGGTTTGATACAACACAGAACACCGTAACGAAAGTGTTACAATCAAGCGTATTAGCTTTTGAGGAGGATATGCTTATTATAGACTCTGACAGGATAGAGAACAATCTTTATTTTAATGACAGGGTAAATGAACCTAGAAAGATAAATCTAAGCACTATTGCTGACGAAGTTCTTGTTAAGGATTTTGTGTTTAATTCAGCATCAAAGTCTAATGTAGGAACTATTGCTGTTACTAGCGTAGTTGGAAATGCTAATCAATATAACGTAGGTGATGTTGTTAAAGTTTTTTTATCTAAACCATCAGAAGAAACTGATAATTTTGATGGCAATGCAGTAATAGTGGCTATACCATCTGACTTTAGCTTAGAGTTGTCTATAACATTTTTACCTATAAATTCTTTCAATCAAGCTAATCAATATTATGGTTATATCTATCATTATAGAGATATAATAGAAACAGATATTATAAATTCTGCAATACCACCACTAAAATCACCAAAAGTTAATTATGTGTCAGATGAAGAGTTTAAGACCAACAACCTTTATGGCTCTACTTGGCAGTTTAGGTATCAATATGTTTATGATGACAACTCAAAGAGTTATTGGTCATACGATTCAAAAAGACCTGTTAAAATATTTACCGAAACTCAAGCGTTAGTTAATCAATCAAATTATTTTTCTTACAATGAAAATGCCATACAAGTATCATTCAATACAGGTAATTGCAATGTAAAATCAATAAACTTATCTGTTAGACAAAATAATGGGGATTATAAATTGATAAGGGCTTTTGATAAGGACTACTACAATTTACCTGACAATTCTGAATACATATTTGACTTCTACAATACTGATGTACTAACTGCTATTGATGTAAGAGAATCTGATAGAGTTAATGAATTTTTGCCATTAAGAGCTAATACACAAGACGAGTTTAATAACAGGATTGGATATGGAGGTGTTTTAGAGGGTTATGATACTCCTTTCGTAAATGCTAGTGTGGATTATAAATATGGTAATGAAGACAGGGTAGAGCTTCTTGATGATTTTGAAAAGTTTCAAACAGACTCTTTTTCTTATCCAGATACAGGTTTTAATTTTACTAGAGAAAGTTTTGAAGATTCAGATACAGGGTTTTATAATACTGTTTTTTCTGGAGTTATACCTGTAAATAGCTTAGGTGTTAACGATTCTTCTTTATTCTTTAATTTTTCATCTATTTTTTTAGAAACTCCAGATATAGAGAGTAGTTTCGTTATTAGAGTAAACAATATTGCTATAGGGTATCAATTCAAGTATGATGGTGGTATTCAGCATTATACATTAGCTCCAGAATCTTTTGTTTTATCAGTATCAGCAGATGATACTCTTCAAGATGTAGCGGATAACTTAAATGCTTTAGTTGGAGATTTATCTTTCTCTGTATTCACGGGTGGGTCTATTACTTTATTTAGAGAAGACATTGTAATAAGAAGTAATTTCTTTGTTGTAGGTTCTGATATAGGATATACTTTAAGTATAGATAATTCATTCCAAGCTATAAATGACCAAATGGGAGACCCCCAAAGTGTATTTGTAAACAGGTATTTTAATTACGCTAATAAACCAACTGGAGATGTTAAAAGGATAGGGATTAAAGTAGAAGCATACTCATCTACAAATGAAGTATCATTAAAGAGAGGTGCTTATCATGCTTTTTCAGTATTATATAAGGATGAATTAGGTAGGGTTGGAAGCGTTCAGAATCCAGAAAATATGAGAGCTATTGTTAATTGGTATGATGTTGTAGACAATAACTCTAAAGTTTACCCAATTATAAAGATAAGGTCAAAAGCACCATCTTGGGCTAAGTACTATGATATATTGTATAATGGTAATAATAGCATAACAAAGAATTTAATTGATGGTTTTTCAGGATTCCTACAGGCTGAGATTAAATTTGTTATTGACAATGTGTCTATATATTCAAATGTAAATTTATCAAGTGTATTTGATTATGCAATTAATAATGGATTCTCTAAATTATTCTACTCATTTCAAGAAGGAGATAGAATTAGATTAATAAGAGATGATGTTGGCACTTATTTAACTGATTATAAGGATTATTCCATACTTAGTTTTAATGAAGATACAAAGGTTTTAAAGGTAAGAACTAATGAGGATTCATTTAATTTAGACCAAAAAATATATTTAGCTGAAATATATAGACCTAAAAAATTTGAGGAGGATGACGAAAAATTATACTATACTGTAGGAGAGTCTTATGAAATTGATTCAGAAGGGAATCATTTAAGTGGCAATCATATTGATGACGTTAACCAAGATATATCATTAGATATTCCTTTGTCATTAAACCTAAATAATGTTGGTGACGTATTTATAAAAGAGAGAAGTTTAGTATTTAATGAACCATCAATAGTAGTAGAAGATTACCATTCAGAAGACGCTTACTTCTCAGCCTACACAGACTTTGGTAGAGGATTTGCCTACAATGCTGATGCTAAACAGCAGTTTAACGAAGCTACAGTTAGATTCTCAGAAGAGTACATATCCAACACCTTTATAAATGGTGCTTCATCTTTCTTTGGAGATGGATTTAGAGACTACGATAGACGTTACGGAGCAATACAAAAGATGTACTCAGAGGATAATAGAATGATTATCTTCCAAAAGCTAAAGACAGGATTCTCACTAATAGGAGAAAACATACTTTACAATTCAGATGGAGTATCTACAGTTCAAGTAAACGTAGAAAACCTTGTGCTATCAAAAATAAACTACTATGCAGGAGAGTATGGTATTGGAGATGCGCCAGAGAGTTTTGCAGTACATGGCTTTAATAAGTATCATGTAGATACGAATAAGCGTAAGGTGTTGCGTCTAGGGCAAAGTGGCTACGAAGTAATTAGTGATGCTGCCATGAAAGTTTATTGGTCAGACACCACACCAAAATATACAAGATTCTTAGGAACATACGACATACGACATGATGAGTACATACTATGTATGAGTAGTCCTTTATTCAAGGGATTAGGTGGAGATGCAGAAGAGCCTACTACAATAGCATGGAGTGAGCCTAAAAAGAGATGGGTAACATTCTACAGTTACTATCCTGAAATGATAGGGCAAGCAGGAGATGGTTTGGTGTCTTATTCAAGTGGTAAAATATACACTCACAACACAAATGAATCTTACAACACATTCTACGATAAGGTAAACTATGACAAGGCTATTTTTACACCTAGTAGAGTTACTATTGTTTCCAACAACGACCCTAAATCAATTAAGTTTTACGTTGGAATATATCAAGATACTAATAGCGTTTGGGATATGCCCGAAGCGACCAACCAGTTTGGACAAAAAACCTCTCTTATTAAGGCAGATTTTGAAGAGTTGGAGGGAACGTATTACTCACCATTTTTAATGGACGAAAACAGCGGTGTAGAGCTTCCTTTGCTTGAGGGAGACCCAATGAGATGCCACACCATGACCTTAACATTAGAAAACGATAGTACTGACTACGTAAGAATGTTTTCTACGACAATTAGAAACGAATTAAGTCAATTTACTAATCAGTAGTTGGCTATATTTTCGTATTTTTAATTTATGGAAAAGTTAAGAAGAGCATCACAATTACATACTGAATATGAGATACTTCTAAATGAAGTTGAGTCTATAAAGTCTTTAGCAAAGAAGTTTTCTGGAAAGGAGAGGGCTATTGAGTTGAATTTCGTCCATGATACATTTGAAAACATAAGGAACTATCAAAATAATTTATTCACTACTCTCCAAGAGTCTGCTGAAATGGATGATGAAGATGAATTGATTGACTTACCTGCTTCAAAATGCTCTATGGATGTTTTTAATGTTGATAACCAAGAAGGGTTATTTGTATTGCAATCTTTATTAAAAGCCAAGAAGCAAAAGTTGATTGCTCTTAAAAAAGAGATTAGGGAATTAGGATTGATGTGAAAAATTTGTATATTTGAATATCTAGTTGTTTCATAGTTTTGAGTTAAAGTTAGGAAGAGGGTCTGGGCATTAAGTTGTTCAGACTCTTTTTTTTTGTTTTATAATTTCGATATATTAATGTTTATTCATACCTTTGAGGCTCTGCCGTAAGGCTGTTAAGTCGCAAGCTTGACTGAGGGGTTGATTAAGTTCAGCTCCTCTTTTTTTTGTCATAAACTTTTTGTAATTTAGCAAAACATACAATGGGGTGTTAATACATCTTGACCTCATACTAAGCTTGCGCCTTAATAAACAATCTCAAGAATTTTATAGTTGAAAACCTTAGTGTAAATGCACCGACACATACACGCTCCTCGATAATTTGTAACATTATTGGTATAGAGGGAAAAAGGGTTTAGTATTTTTAGAACAGTTCGTAAAAGACATTCTAAAGTGTAGTTCGCCAATAAAAAGAACGAAGGGGATACTAAATAGATGCTAGCTACAACTTGAATACTATAGTCCTGTAAGTAAGGATTAGTAGGGTTACAAGTATAAGTATCGGTATGTTTAATCGTGAACAAAAAAGGTAGATATGAGTACAATTCTAATGAGAACGCTAACTTTTAAAAGCGTAATGAAAGTGGGTAAATTCCCTGACAAAACAGTATCCGATTTAATATTAATGAAGAAGACAAGGTATCTTCGTTGGTGTTATTACAACATGGGTAAGATAAACTTCATTCCAGAGGTTTTAGAGAAAATATACATTACTGATGAATATGTTATAGATAAGCCAAGCATTAACAAATTGTTAGGCGAAAAGCTAAATGAAGAGTTGGAGGGTAATATGACAGAAAAAAGTCTTTCCAAAATAAAAGCTAAGGCTAAGAAGAATAAGAAGAAGAAATTTGAAGGTTTTAAGAAAGCAGACAAGAAGAATTTTAAGAAGGGAAATTTAGCAAGACGAAATCATGGTCATAAATAGCCTTATCTTTGTAAAAAAAGGTTATGGAACAGATTAAGTCTCTTGTATCGAATAATGTCATTCCATTGGTTACTTTCATCTTTATTTGTGGCTCATTTTACAATGAAATGAAGACCATCTCTCAAAACCAATCTATATTGGAGCAAAGACTTGAGAAAAAGATTAAGCTGATAAATAAGATGCAGGATAAGATAAGCGAGTTGGATAAAAAGGTTTACGCATACGAGAATTGCAAGTAACACACCACACCATCTTTTGATTATAAGCTATTTAACCTTATTTTTGTATATACACACACTATAATATTATGATACCAGTATTAGCTATAGCACAATTAGGTTTAGGAGCATATCAAATGTATCAAGGCTCTCAGGAGAAGAAAGCATTAGAAGGTAAGAATATACCCCCAGAGCTTCTTAAACAACTTAGTAATGATGAGATAGCTGCTTTGGAGGGTTTGCCAGATGAGTCTGTTCAATTTGTTTTAGATAATATTCAAGCTAGTCAAGCTGCTTCAATAAGAGGTCTTAATAGTCGTAATGCAGGTGTGGCAGGTATCGCTTCTGTTCAAAGGCAAACTAATAATTCTTTAAGACAATTAGGTTCTGCTGATGCGCAGCAAAGAATTGCAAACGCACAAACACTAAGAAATACAAGATTAAAGTATGCTGACTTGCAAAGAGCAGATTATGAAGCAGCTTTAGAGTCAGCCCAATCAAATATTGGAGCAGGGATTCAAAATATTTACGGGGCTGCTGAAACTACAAGCGGATTACAACAGTTAGGGGCTTTTCAAAATAATAATGCAGGTGCAACAGATACAAGATTGAGTGATGCTGCTAATAATCCATACCTTAGTATTTTTGCATCAAATTACGTAAACTCACCTAATTATGGAAGTAATGACAATATTGGTCAACAAGGGTTTTCTAATGATTATATGAGTGGAAATAAGCAAGGTAATCCTTGGCAAGCAAGACAATCTACTTTAGTAGGAGGTTACTAATAACACACCACACCTTAAAATAATATGGCAGCACCAACAAGTAAGGGCATAGGAACAGGTTTAGCTCAAGTAGTAGATTCTTCAAGTACATTTAAAATCTTTGCCAAAGAAAAGGAAAGAAGAGAATTAGAGGAACAAAAGAAGAGAGAGGAAGAGGCAGCTAACACAGGCAAGGCTAAAGACCTTATGGCTAAATTAGATAAAGAAATCTATGAAGGTCATACTCCTTATTTTAATTCTTTAAGACAAGATTTATATAAATGGGCTGTTGACCATGCTGATGATATAAAGTCAGGTAATTATTTAGGTCTTCAACAGAAGATAAATGAATATAATACCGCTGCATCTAGCAGTAAGGCTTTTAAGTCTCAAATAAAGGATTATGAGAAATGGAAAGCAGATAATATTGTAGCAGGTCAAAACTTTTTAGGTCAAGATAGAATACAATCTGCATTGGAAAATCCATTTGATGATGAGGGTAATCCTATTTTTTCTCTAGGTTCTTATGCAAAAGAGCCAGACATGATAGATACTCAAGAAATTATATCAAAGGCTTCTGATTGGAATACAGGAGTTAATTTTGACCCTGTAGCAAGTGTTTATAGAGATGATAAATTAAAAGGTGTAGTTACCACAAAAACAGATACTAGAGACCCAGAAGATGTAAAAAAGTTTTTAAGGTCAGTTCTAACAAGTAAAGATAATGCAATTAAAGGTGAATGGTTTTGGAATAATAAACTAACAAAAGAAGATAGGTTAGCATTAAAAAAACAAGGTATTGACAATTATGTAGAGTACTATATTAAAGAGATGGAAGATTCTGTTCAAATGGAGAGAAAACAAAAGCCATCATTTAGTAAAGACTACAAGGAAGGTAATGGTGGTGGAAGAGGTATATCCATAACTGACGGAGACTCTTATACAGGTAATCAAAAAACATTAGTTGGAGGTATAGTAAATCCTAGAGTAATAGTTGGAGGTAAATCAATAGAGATACCAAGAAATATAGCAGAAAGCACACTAAGAGGATTAGATGAAAAAGCAACAATAGAAGAGCAAAATAAAGCCCTATTCAATGCAATGAAGGAATATAATCCTGACGCATTTAAAGATGTTAATTATAGAGATGCTAAAATAGCTGGATTTAACAAAGATAGGTTGTATGCTGACACTCCATACAGGTTGGGTGTTGAAAAGCCTATTGTCATGGGTGGTACTGTTACAGAAGGAATGAGAGACTTTAGTTCAAACGAGAGGATTAAAGATACCGATATAAAAGAGTTTAGATATTCAGGTGCAATATTAGCACCATTAGATGCTAATGGAAGCATAGTTACAGAAGATACAGCAGGAGAAGATGTTGTTAGAAAGTCTACTGGAGGAAAAAAAGGTAAGTATAATTATGAATGGCTTGTAGAATTTTATTACAAAGATTCTGATGGGAAAGAGCATAGAGGATATAGACCTTTATTAGAATTAGGAAAAGGTGTAGATAATCCGCTTATTGAAAATCAAGAGACTTTTGATGACATGATGAGTAAAAAAGATAGTTATAATAGAAGAAGCCAAAAGGAAACCATATTTGACCAATCTCCTAGATCAAGCCAATCCACAGAAGATTTAAACATTGTTAAAGATTTAATGTAGTAAGCATGGAAGAAAAGAACAACGAGTATATACTAAAAACGCATAAGTACTTGACCAACGCTTACCCTGAGTTTACTTTGTCTGAGGATAAATACTTAGAGAAGATGTCTGACTCAACTTATGTGGGAAAGGTTCATAAGTACTTAACCAATGCTTACCCTGAGTTTACATTAGAGCCAGAAAAGTTTTCTGAAAAAGTTTTTGGTTCTCAA